GGAGAGACGACCGGAGTACTTGCCGAGTTCGTCAGGCAGACCGGCGAGGAGTTCGCCGCGCATACCCATGACTTCCTCGGAGCGTTCGGTGTACTCGATACCGTGACGGAACCAATCGACCTCCAGGGAGTTCGAGCCGATGAGCAACTCTTCGTAGTGCGCGGAGTTGTCGAAGCGCTGGTCGCCAAGATGCGGCTCATAGTAGAGACCGGAGCGATTGGTGAAGGTCATCTTCTGACCGGCACCGGTGGAGAGGGAAGTCTCAGTCTGAATGACCGAGAGAGGATCGGAACCCATGAAAGGCTTCCAGAAGTCCTCGGCTTGTTCGTGGACTTCGACACCCTTCTTCCAAATCTGGCGGACAGAATTGGCGTCAAGGGCTTTGAGACGGTCTCCGGTGATCGGAGTAGCCGTGTAGGACGGGCTGGAATAGGCGGTATTGGCAGACATAACGATTTAAGGGGTGTTGCTGGTTTTGGATTGGAATAACTACTCAGCGACCGCTCAGGCTTCGGATGAAGTTGTTGTAAGCGTCCGGTGAGTCGATCTTCTCGACTTGCTGGGCCACCGCAGGAATTGCGGGGGCGGTTGTGCGGCGTTGGGAGCCAGCCGCAGGCATGGCGGACATCACAGAGGCAGAGCCTCGCGGACCAGGGGGAGTAACCTTTGCAGAGGCAGTAGCCTTGCGCGGGGCGATAAGAAGTTCCTTCGCCGCCATCTGTGCGATGATCAGCGCCTTGTTCGGGTCGGAAATGAGAGCGTCGCCGGAGGCTTCAAGGTCCGAGTGAATCTCGGCCATCCGGTTGTAAAGGGGCGTGCCTTCCTTGGCCGCGTCGGGATAAGCGGCAATCGCTTTTTGGGCGGCGGCTTCGTAAGCAGTGGTGACGGCTTCGACGCGCTGGACATCAGCGACCTTGGCTTGAGGAATGAGGGCATCAATCTCAGCGATGCGCTGTTCCATGGCGTCAATCTTCTCGTCGTCGTCCATGTCACGGACAGACTTGCGCCATGCCTTGTCGAGTTCGCGGCGTTCGGCCATGAGTGCATCAGCCGAAGGAAGATCAGCATCAGGAGCGGCAGCGGCGGCGGGTTCTCCGTCCTCATTGGGAGCGGTGGCACCTTCGCCAATGATCTCCTCCGCCTTGAGGGCGGCTTGCGCGAGCGTCAGCTTGGGATTGGCAGCACGGAGAGTCTTTGTCAGCGCCTCGACAGGATCAACCGCAGGAGCGGCAGGAGTGGCAGGAGCATCGTCGCCGTTGGTTTCCACATCGTCCACGCGGTCGCCTGCTTCAAGGTCCGCCTCGGTGGGCAGACCGGCAGAAGGGGAGCCAAGTCCATCGACATCATCACCCGCAGCGAGTTCAGCATCAGAGGGACCACCGAGATAGCCGGGATCAACATCGTCGATGACGGAAAGGCCGGTAACTTCATCCGGCATCTGTGCCGTGATCTCTGCAACGTGCGGGTCAACATAGCCTTCAGTCGGAGCACTCGCCAAGTCGGCAATCATCTGGCGATACTCGGCGAGAGCGTCTCGCGTCTCGGCTTGGGTGACAACTTGCTCGATAGGGGCGGCTGGAGGTGCGTCGGCGGTCATGGGCCAAAGTTTGATTGACCTGGAATCGTAAAGCCATGCCAGCAAGGGTAACGCATGGATACGCAAGATTGGATGCGTAACGTTTTATCCGTTGCCATCAGGAACGGATAGGCGAAACCTGCGCCCCGTGAGTGCTTCATCCTTTCTCCCTCGGGACTGTCTATCCTCCGGCCAAGTGCGTCGCCTTTTTGGCCGTGTCGATGCTTCGGGGACGTTGCGTCCAATAAGCCGTGTAACGCTGATGCGCTGGCGGACGAAGGGGCGCTTGGTCCACATCCAGATGAACAGCAGCACATACCTCTACCCGAAGCAAGACGTTGAGAGGCTGATACGCGAGATGAACTCAACCGTCTTTACCCGGGAGTGACCCCCCGCGAAGTTCTGCTGCCATCTACCATCTGCATCTCTACCCTCTGCATCCTGCCATCTGCCTACTGCATACTACATAACACCCGCGCATGAGTCCTGAACAAATCGAGCGAGCCGTATTCGAGGCCAACCCCGTCGCATGGTTCGAGCTTTATGGGCGCATCGAAGGCAAGAACGTCGGCGCGAGTGATGCCGCACCGAACGCGAACTATCTCCAAGTCCAGGTGGGTGAAGCCGTCGCGCTGTGCTTGAGAGAGAAACGGCCAATCCGGCTCATCATCTACAAACCGCGCCAGCAGGGTTGCAGCACCATCAGCGTCGAGGTGCTCTACGTCCTTGGCCGGTGCGTGAAAATGAAGATCCTCGTCATTGGTGGGCAGGCATCGCAGACCGACAACCTTTGGAAGATCCTCCGCTACTACGGGAACACCGACAAGTTTGGCGCATGGGGCAACGAGTTCACCGCGAACATGGAGCGTGCCACCGTGAGTAACGGGACATTGTGGGAACGTGAGACGGCAGGAGACAAGGAAGCTGGACGATCTGGCAACTATCACGCTATCCTCGCCACAGAGGTTGCGCGTTGGCCGACAGATGGCGCGAAGAATGCGGCCGACGTGCTGAACTCGGTCTTGAACTGCGTTGGCGACGGGCCGGGAACAGCCGTGATCATGGAAAGCACGGCACAAGGGCCGGAGGGCGTCTTTCCCGAGACATGGAAGGGCGCAGTCAGCATTGCGCAGGCATCAGCCGGGCAGTGGGGGAACGGTTACATCAAGGTTTTCGCCCCTTGGTTTAAGTTCGACCGGTGCCGGGCCAGGCTGGACACAGCCGATACGCCTGAGACGTTGCGCGAGCGCATCCGATTAGCCGGTGACACGAAAGCGCTGCGGATATGGGCACAGTTGCAGTTAGAGCCGGAGCAAATCGCTTGGTATCACAACAAGCTGAACGCCCCCGAGTGCGGAGGAGACCTGATGAAGCGGGATCGCGAGTATCCCACGTTCGAGGAGGATGGATTCAAGGCTTCGTCACCTTCGCGCTTCGATCTCGCCGCGCTGGAGGTGCTGGACGCATACGCAGCAAGCCGGGCGACTGACATCCATTACGGGAATCTTGTTCGCGAGCCTGACGACTTGTTTTATCAACGCATCCGCTTTCAGCCGTGCGCCATGGAGCAGGCAACCGTTGCGCTACTGGAGGAACCCGAGGAAGGGCGGAGATACATCACGCCAGCCGACAACAGCCAGGGGCGCAGCTTCGTCCAAGGCGCAGACCCGGACAAGCACGCCGTCGCCGTGTTGCGGGATGGGTTTTACAATCATCGCGGCAAATGGTGCGCTCCTGAGTTGGTCATGTCTCTCATGCCCGGCATTGCATGGGATCAGGACATACTCGCCGAAGTGGTCGCGTGCATGTCCGGCTACTATGGCCGGTGCATGACCGTTCCCGAGGCGAATCGCGGCGAGTTGCTCATTACCGAGTTGAGGCGCAAGAACGTGATGATCTTCGAGCGCGAGCGGAAGCGGGTGGAAATCGACTCCGGCGAGCATTCCGGCCTGCTGGGTTGGCAGACAACCACCGAATCGAAGCGCTACCTCGTCGAGAACTTGGCGCGCCACATCCGCGAGTGCCAGAAGCCGGGCGCAGGAATCTTGATCGCCTTCCCGTGGATTCTCAAGGAGTGCAGAACCTTCGTGCGGCACAAGGACGGCACCGAGGGCGCGATGAAGCTCGCAGGGTGCCACGATGACTTCGTGATGATGACCGGCATTGGCCTTGCCTGCATAGCGAGCGCCACGACCTTCACGCGGCCACATCTTGCACGTCCACGGATTGAGGGAATGCCCGACGAACGGCCCGCAAAAGGTGGTCACTGGTGACTTTTATCACAATAATACGCGAAAAGCGGTCTCAGATCGCGATTCAGGAGATAAAACGGCACGCAAGTATCTATTTGCCTTCGTCCATATCCTGAAGCAGTCGCAAGAACGTCTGCCGGAACACTGGAGAGCTACGCGCTTTCTCCATCAGGTCGTCCAGTGTAGCCGGTGGAGTCGAGGTGATGACCATCTGCCGCTCGACAGGTCTGCCGATCTGGTAGGCGAACACCAGTTCTAGGAACCGCAGCCGCGTCGAGTGGTCCTCGCGGACATGAACCTTCCCATCCTTGGTCGTGATGGAGATAACAGCGTCCAGCCCCTCCTGGATGCGGTCGCATAGCTCTTCCGGGGCGAACCTCCTCGCTAATGCCTCAGTGATCGCTTGAGACGAGGATGTTGACGGCGTGTAAACAGGCGCGATTGCCTTGTCCACCAGTCCAGTGGTGCTAAGCGCGGGCGCACGCGAGGAGCCACCTTTTGCAGTATCCCCACCGGGCTGGGTGTCATCAGCCTTGGGCTTGGCTTTCCTTGGTTTGACGGGGGAAGGAGGCGTATCGCTCATACCGGCGAATGAACAACATAGCTCTCTCTCAGCAAGTGGAGACCTTGGTTCCTTTTATACATTGCATTAAATAGTTGTTGCCTTTGTATTTGTTACATTGTAGTAATTAGTGGGAAGTATCCAATCCCATCTGAAACCAATATGAAAACATACAAAACACGCCTCGAACTACATCAAGCCTGGAAACCTGTGAGCGCCATCATTCATGCTATCACTCAGGCGATGGAGATCGCTAATCGCGCTGATAGCGTTATCCGTCGCGAGTATGAGAACGAGGAAGGCAATCTTCCGCAGTGGGCAGGCTTCAACTCTGTCTTTGGCAAACTGCGCGAGTCTCTCGATATGGTGCTGACCGACTTCTTTGGCGTGGCACTTGCTGACCCTCTTGAGGTGAGTTGGGGAGGCACCGATAGTTTTGCAAATGACCTCTTTGAGGCTCTCGCGGCTGAGTTGGTAAAGCCTGCGGGAGTGGTGAAGAAGGAGAAAGACCCACGTTACACCATCCTGAAGAACGAGGCAGGCGAGCGGTTCGTGAAGCTTACCCCATCCAACCAAGTCATCCCTGCGGACATCGCGGGCCTTTGTGCTGGTCCTGATGCTTGGATTGCGGAGATCAAATGCAAGTGCCGCGATTGCGGGGGCTTGTTCACCCTGCGCGAACTGCAAGGCAATGGTCGCTGGTGTGAGCCGTGCCAAGCCGCAGGCATCGAAGAAGAATAACAGTCAGACACGGGGGCCGCGCATCCTACACGCGGAAACAACAATAAAACTCTCCCGCCATGAATTACGCCCATCTCATCCGCGAATCGTCCGGCTACCTGCTGGCGCTCACTCCCACAATCCGCCCCGTCGATGCCGTCAAGGTCATCGCGGTGACGGGCAAAGTGCAGGCTCGCAAAGTCGCAGCCGAACACGGCGCGAAACCTTGGAACTTCTAAACCCTGTCCATATCCATTCCCAACAAAAACCAATATGAAAACCGCTACACTCTCCCTTCCTCTCTCAGGCAACACCTACCCCGTCCGCGAACGTATTCGCGAGATGGGCGGCACATGGAATGCAGCCGCGAAGACGTGGTTTGTTCCAGCGGATCGCCACAGTGAGGCGCAACGCATGGTTGACGCAACACCCAAGTCAGCTTGGGAACCGCGCAAGACACGCTCAAAGTATGCCCGCTTTGCCGGTGGTGGCGAGTGGACGCAAAACCGCCGTGGACGCTGCGAGGATGCGCCCTGCTGCGGTTGCTGCTCTTGATCTCCCACCCTGCGCATTCTCGCGGGAGTGCGCAGCAGGGAGGGCAAAAGCCCACCACAACACACAAGAACACACTGCTATGACTGAAAACCAACAAATCGCTCAAACCATCCTCGAACAACTCGGGGGCCGTAAATTCGTCTTTATGTGCGGGGTAAAGATGCTCACTGCCATTGAACGCGGGCTATCGTTTCGCATTCCCGGCACGCTGACACGCAACCGCATCAACTACGTTAAGATCACACTCGACCCCGACGACGTTTATACCGTGGAGTTCTGCGTCATTCGCAAACTCACCAGCCGCAGGGTGTCCCTCTGGGAAGGCGTGTATTGCGACAACCTCTGCGACCTGTTCCGCGAGCAAACAGGACTCGAAACCCGACTTCCTACCTTTGCCACTGCCTGAGTTATCCATTACCACCCATTCCAATTATGAAAATACTCTATGCAATCTCTGGTGCATCATGCGCCATCCTTCCCACCGCTGCCGCTATTGCGGGGGGAGCCAACCCTTACCACGTCGGAGGTTTCTGCCTCACGTTGCTGGGAGGCTTCGGCTTCGGCTGGCTACTCTGTGAATGCGCCCATCGTGATAGTGCCATTTAACCAACATCCTGCTAATTCAAACCTTCACCATCCAAAGCCAATAATGAAATCTATCGACCGCCTTTACAACTCCGTCCTCGCTACAGCCGCAGTTCTCGACCCCTTCGGGAAGATTGACTTCACACTTCGCCCTGATTCGTCTAACGACTCGGGCGAGATGGTATCCACTGACGATCACGCGCTAGAGCTTCGTGCTCACGACTTCCCTGGCATTGGTCGTCACTCGCGCATGACGACTTACTCGCTCACCGTCATCTCTGGAGGTGGCAGCGACCACGACTCGCCGCCGCCTGATGTCGAGATCCGCGACGGTCTTACCCTGCGCGATGCAGTGATGGGATTCTTGGCCGCGCAGTATGCGGGCAAGATCGCCGCTGCCTACCGTTCGCAGCTTCCGACTCCTTTAGCCGCTTCCACGGCTCGCCGCCCCTCTTGGTCGATCTGCGAGGAAACAGCCATGGAACCACGCAACGACACGCGGGGCGCAGGCTATCGCCGCTTCTAAATCATTACCCATTCCCACCTGAAACCATTATGCCCACCAAACTCTATCAACCCTACGACTCCACCCGCCTTCGCTACGCCAGTGAAGCCGCATACGACAACAACGAGCGTCCAGTCGGCATCAAGTGCGACTGCGGATGCCTGCTCTCATGGTCCCCTGGCTATGACGAAACCTGCGACAGATGCGGCACCGAATACAACTCCTCCGGCACGCAACTCGCCCCCCGGCACCAATGGGGAGAAGAGACCGGCGAAAGCTTTGGAGTAGGCGGCGAATTTTAACCACCAATTTTATGCCACCAACACCCACCTTTTACGTCGTGGAAGCTTACCACAAAAGCGAGCAACTCGGATTGCACCACCTGAGCACATTCGACTCCATCTTGCCATGGTTAGGCGGATTCGGCCGAATGTCTGAGAAGCGATGCCAGTCCGCGAGGATTATCTTCGCGAGCGAGGCTCAAGCCATTGAGGCAGTCCGCCCGTTCATCCGTCGCGACTTCCTTTGGAATCTCATCATCACACCGTTGAAAGGTGATGTTGGCACGGTAGCATCACCGGCCATGCCCCCGAAGGTAAAAACACCACAGACTTGGCAGGAACAAATTGCCCCATGGTCGCCCGCTGAAATCATCGCCCGGCTAGGGTGCCCGGCAGCAACGGCTTATTCATGGACTCGCGCCAACTCGCCTCGCCATCCGCCCGCATGGCTGCAACCCATACTGCTCACCTATTTGTCAGGTCATTCACCAAGCCGCAAATAGTCGTTCACCCTTTATGGGTTTCTTTGTGGGTTTACCCATCCTCCCTTGGTGAAGTGGAGCTAAGGGGATGTTCCCAAAGGCACGAAAGCACCCTTAGCCGGGTGCTTTTTTGTGCCCATGAATATCCGTTTTCGCCTTATTCCTCAAGGTTTCGGCGTGTTTCTGCGGTTTTTGCGACAAAGTGAATGCAAAGTGAACATATATTTGCATTTTGTGGGATTCTTTGTGGCTACTGTCTTTCGTCCATCCGGCTCTGATACTTGGGTCGCTGCATTCCGGGTTTGGGATGCCGCGAAAGGGAAATACGTGTGGAGGCAGAAAGGTACTGGAGTCACTGACAAAGCTCAGGCGGCAGGAATCGCCGCGACACTGGAGCAGGCAAGCGGGGCCGCGAAGGCTGGCACCATGACCAAAGAGCGAGCCTTGGAGATGGTGAACGACATCTTGCGTCTGGCGGGCATTTCTGAGCTTGTCCCTGTGCCATCGCTTGCCGAGTGCGCCAAAGCCTTCCTGGATGCAGCGAACGTGAGCGCAGGCACCCGCCGCAAGTACTCGGCTCAATGGACGAGCCTAGCGAAATGGGCAGGCAAGCGCGCAAGTGAGCCGGTGCAGAACATAACGATTCAGGACATGCAGGACTATTACGACGCTACGCGGAAGAAGTTCAGCGCCACGACGGCAGGGGATCACCTCAATTTCGCGTCGATGATGTTCGGGCGGGCGATGAACCACGGACATCGAGCGGGCAACCCATGTGCAGGAGTTGTGCGGGCAACCCCTGATGCCGTCGAGAAGCTTCACCTAACGCGGGCGGAGCACGCCGTTATCCTGCGACAGTGCCGCAAGGTGAAGCGGAAGGACTGGACGGCGCTTTGTTCGCTTGGCTGGCACACAGGACACCGGCTGCAAGACTTGCTCGACGTGACCGCCGCCAGCATATCTGGCGATCTGGTGACATTGCAGCCACGGAAAAAAGGCAGGCAGGGCGGCAGGACCGTGGTTTTACCATTGCCGAACTGGCTGGCGCTACGGGTCACGCGTTTGGGCAACTTCAAGACGATATTCCATGCTGACAATCGGAACGGGAAAGCCAGCGAGCGGTTTATCCAGTTCATGCGGAAAGGTGGCATTGACCCGCAGCCAAAAATGCGCGGCGTTCGAGTGGTGCATCTGAAGAGTTTCCACAGCTACCGGCACTCCATGACGACACGGCTAACCTCTGCGGGCGTGTCCGGCGAGTTGGCGCGGCTCGTCACCGATCACGATGACGTTCAGATACAGCGCCGATACACTCACCGGGAAGTTGAAAGCTTGCGCGGTGCCTTGGCTAAAGCGCGGCGACGTTGAGCTTCCTCTTCCTTTGCTAAGTCGGCATCGAGCGCCTTCATGGCGACATAGCGGCGGATCTCCTTTGCAATGCACGCTTCGACGAAGCTGGAGAATGAGCGATGATCATCTTTCGCGATTGCCCGGCCCTGCTTGAGAATGCCAGGATGAATGTTGATGCTGGTCTGCCCCTTGTTTGCGGTCTGTTTGGTTGCCATGGGGTTAATTGGAATGGATATGGCGTGAATGTCAATAGTCGTTCACTCGTCGTTCACCTTTATTAAATCTTGCGGGACATGGAGGAAACGCGATGTTTCAACATGAGGGCTTTCTTGTTTATCGCTGTTGTCGCATCCCTGTTTTACGCTTTAGACCAGTCCATAAAGGTTCAACGTCAAAAGCGTTTTGCCCAAATCCAGGCTGAAAAGGAAGAGGCGCAGGAACGCTCGAACGTGATTTATCACGCGAAGGTGAAGGCTGAAGCTGAGATTACTCACAAGCGGCTTGTTGCAGAGGAAGAAGAGAGACAACGCAAGTTGGAGGCAGGCATGGCTAAAATAGAGAGAGAGTTTCAGGAGCAGAAGGCCCAAATAGCAAGGGAAGCCCAAGACCGGGCTAGGGACACGGCAGCATTCAACGCGCAGATTGCCGCCGCCAATACTCCAAGAGCTTCATACAACCCTTACAGCAACCCCATGAGTCCCGAGAACATGGCGGCACAGGGCGTGAACCCGATATTTTGGGCTACACCCAAACCATCCACAGGGGCGACTGTCATCACTGGCTCAGGAGGCGTGTTCACCACACACGGAGGAGCAGCAGGAGGTGCCACCATCATTCACCAGGGCGCAGGTCACTACATGATCCAAAACAAGGACGGCACGACTCAACAAGTCATCATCGTGCCGTAATAGCCTGTTTACAGCTTCCGCCAGTCCACGGAAGCCGCTTCCGCAGCTTTCATGCCCTTTCGCTCAAGCACTCGCGCCAGCATCTTGCCGTCTATTTCGTCTTGCTGCGCACCTGTGAGCTTCGCCCATTGTGTCGTTACTCCGTGGCTTGAGCGACAAAGGCAATCGTAGCGCAGGAGACCTTCAATAAGTGCAGTGACAGACTCGTAACCCAACTCCTTGGCCCGTAGGCTTCCTGCATCAGCGAGATCATGGGAGAGGCGTATCGTTTTCGTTTTGGAGGCTGACATAGTTATTCACAAACGCTGTAACACAGGCGGGCATTTGCACGAATCGTCAATATGCCGAAGGTGATCACATGAACATCACAAACCGCCCTGAGCCGTTGCTCGTTTTACCCCGCGCTTCGTTGACTTGGGGTGTTGGGTGTTGAGGTAGTCCGCAAGGATCTCGCGGAGTAGCGCTAAACGGTCAACGCCTCGCGCACTCGCATCAGCTTCGAGACTCGCGAGCAATTCATCCGGGAGAGTAAGGGTTAGCCTCTCAATTCCTTTTTTTCGTTGGTTGGCCATGGGGTGTCATACACCCTTTACATATTTATGCAAATTCATTTTGACAGGGTGTCTGACACCTTGTAGAACCCGGGTGTCTGACACCTGACACACAAATAATACACATGCAACGCATCACCCTCACACTAGACACAGTATTAGCCGACCGACTCAGAGCCGAAGCCAAGCACGATGACCGACCCATTTCGAGCGTAGCTCGCAAGGCTCTCGTAGCTTACTTCGGAAAGAAAACGACCAAGACATCCAGAGCCAAGAAAGGAGGTCAGCGCGCATGAGCAAGCCGCAATCCATCCTGCTCTATGCCGCTGAGACTCGTCTCACGGACGACCATCAACCCGTCCGCGCTAATGACGGCTCTGCCATCATCTACATCCGCGCCTCTGTCGTGCGTGGCGATGCGGTTGGCGCGCTCTCCAAGCACGACGCAGCGCACAACGAAACTCTCCTCAACTCCATCCCCCACCCACACAACCCATGATCTCCGGTATTTTCAACGCCCTAACGTTTGGCTTTTTCAAGTCAGCCAAAAAGAAACCGACACGCGAGGAGTTCGCCGCTGAAAAGCGCCGACTGATGGCAAACCCTGAAGCGCGTCGTTTCGCAGAGATGGCGGGCAACTCACGCCGTCTTGCGGCTCATCGCCGCTCATGCCTCGCCGCCTACGAGTGCAAGTTGCGCCTCGCCAACAATGGCAAAGGTCGCAACGGAACAGGCGGCATCCCATCCCAACACATCCATTCCTAACCGATACCACCATGACCGTATCCAATGTCCTTTGTTTGATGTGCGGCTCACTCGTCGCAACCATGTTCTTCCTGCTGCTGTCCTACCGGCAGACGCAGATTGATAACCGCCTAGTTCGCCACATTCGCCGCAATGCCTATTTGAGAGGCTTGCAGGACGGCAGGGATTCACTCTATCGCGCCGATGGCTAGTAACCCCAACGCAATCCCACCCATGAGCCGTAAACTAAATTTACTGGAGTTAGCCAGCGCAGCGCTACCCGCGAAGCCTTCGCATTCCAAGTGGCTGTATCTCGCGCCTGTCGTGATCCAACTGAGGAGGAATGGCTTCCAGTTGCGACCTGCAATCAGGTGGTTAGCGGAGCAGGGCGAAATCACCAAGGCGGACGTGCCGAGTGTGTATCGCAGCCTCCGCCAGCATTTCCTTCGTGCCACGACCACCAAGAAGAAAAAGCGCGTCACTAAATAACCATTACAACCCGGAACCATTATGACCCCTGCACATATCCTATCGCGGCCTTTGCAATCTCAATCATCCTTTGAGGCAATGCCGGAAGTGCTGAGATCACTCGCAACTGACATCGCATCTTGGGCTGAAAAGCTTGGCTGTCGCTCTGACCTGCGTGATGACGCTTTGGCACGCAATCACGACCTGATTGACTGGCCCGAACACTCTCCGCTCGTCCTCGAAGTCTCGGGCAAGGAAGGAGAATGGAAGCTTGAAGGCTTCCGCGTCGAAGGTCGCCGAGTGGATGAATACCTGAAGGAGTCGCTATGGAGCGAGGCCGAAGAATACCTCTGCGGAGAGAACAAGGACCGCATCGCTTGGCACAAAGAAGCCCACACCACCGGAACGGCAGAAGACTGAACCAGAACTCAACTCACCCCAACACACATATGCAAGATACTGAAACTACCCCCACCATAGAAGTCCTGCCGCCTGAAACAACTGGCGCGCAGTCCACCGAGATCACCATTCCTCATGCCGACCAGTTGGCCCCGTCGATGCTGACCAATATCCGAGATGGGTTTGCCGCCGCATTTGCTAAGGCGGACGAATGGAGACAGAAGGCAATGTCCATCAAGGTGACGAGTGCCGACCAAACCGGTGACATGAAACTCGCCCGCGTGGCACGTCTCGAACTCAAGGCAATCCGCGTCGAGGCTGAGAAGGTGCGGAAGAAGCTGAAGGAAGAAAGCCTCCTCATGGGTCGCGCTATCGACGGAACCAACGCCATTTTGCTCGCCGCAATCGTTCCCCTTGAAACCTACCTTGAGGAACAAGAGAACTTCGCCGCTCGCCTGCTTGCCGAGCAAAAAGCGCGCATCATCATCGAGCGTACTGCCGCTTTGGCTCCATACGTCACCGAGGGCCAAGCGTTGCCACCCTTCGATATTCTGACTCCTGAAGGATTTGACCAATTGCTAGCGGACTATCGCCTGCTGCATGAGGCAAAGATTGAAGCTGCTCGCAAAGCCGAGGAGGAGCGCATTGCGAAGGAAAAAGCAGAAGCCGAAGCCAGGGCATTGCGTGAAGCCGAAGAAGCAGCGGAGCGCGAGCGTGTCCGCCTCGAAATGGAGAGGCTTCGAGCCGAAGCGACAGCCGCAGCCATTGAGGCAGAGCGCCTTGCTGCCGAACGCGAAGCTGAACGCCTTGCCGCCGAAGCAGAACGCCGGAAGATTGAAGAGGAACGCGAAGCTGAACGCCTTGCCGCTAAAGCTGAAGCTGATCGTATCGCCGCCGAGCGCGAAGCTGAGCGCCGGAAGCTGGAGGCTGAACGCCAGAAGGTAGAGGCTGAAGCTGCTGCAAAACTGCGCGCACAAGAAGCATTGCTCAAGGCGGAGCGCGAAGCCGCCGCCCGTGAAGCCGCCGCCCGTGAAGCCGCCCGTGAAGCTGAGCGCCTAGCCGAAGCCGAGCGCATCAGACTGGAAAAAGCCCGAATCGCTGCTGAAGCAAAAGCGAAAGCTGATGCCGAAGCGAAAGCAGCACGCGCACCAGACAAAACCAAGTTGAAGGCATTCGCCGATCAGGTTCGCGGCCTTGCCGTGCCAACCGCAACCACCGAAGACGGCAAGCGAGTCGCCGCAGAGATCGCCCACAAGGTCGCATCATTCGCAACATGGATTGAAACCCAAACATCCTCCCTATAATGCCTCCCTCCCTACTCGCCGCAGTTGCTGCGGTCCGCTCCAAGTGCCTCGTCGTCATCAAGACGGCCAAGAATACCGGCATCAACTCTGCCTATGCGTCCTATGCCGATGTCATGGACATCCTGCAACCCGCGCTCAATGAGGCAAACATTGCCGTTGGTTTTGCCCCCTCCACCATCCGCAAGGACGGTGAAGCATGGATACAACATCTCATCATGCAGGTATCACACGGCGAAGATGTCGTTTTCGTGCCTTTTGAAGTCCTGTTCCCCGAGGGTAATCGCGGCGTCAATCTCACGCAGCGGCAAGGCATGTCGCATACCTACGGCAAGCGCTACGCCCTCGTTGATTACTTCCATTTGATCACGGGTGATGATGATGACGCCGTGCGACTCGGCCAGCCTATGCGCGAGACCATTGGCCTGAAAGCCGCTGATGACGCTCATTGGTCACAGTTCTGCCATGTGCCGCTCCTTGGTGCTGGCACGGAGGAAACTGCTGGAACATGGGCCGCGCTTGCCGACCCGTCCGACGAGACCGGTCAGCGCACGCTTGGAGACTTGTCGGAAGCCGCGATTGGCAAACTCTGGTTGCACGGTTCCCGATCTGTCGGAATCGACGGATGGATGGCTGAACTTGTCGGTCAGCGCGCCGAACAGAGCGGCATCACAAGCTGGGCTGAGTTGGTTGGCTTCCTGCCCAAGCTTGGATTGCCTGCCAAGTTCGAGGAATGTCACAGCGAGCAACTCAATGTTCTCGCCCGCAGCCTCAAGGGGAAAGGAGCCGCATAATGAGCGCCCCAACTCCATACACTCCGTTTGAATTGTGGTGGCACAACGAAGGTTCCGCCATGGCACCCTTGCCCAGCGAGGATGCAGAGCAACACGTCCGCCGCATGACAAAAATTGCTTGGGAAAACGGCGCGTATGTCGCCGCCAAGCCTCTCCGTGAGGCGTTAGGCTGTATTTACGACATGACCGAAGGCTACGCGGACGGCGCGCCAGATGCGTCACCGCACGACAAGCTATGCAACGAGATCGCCGACATTGCTCGTCATCTCCGGCCTGAGCCAAAGAAAGGAGGTGCCGAATGAGCACTCCAATCAACGATGGCGGGCCAATCCACCCTTGCCAACCACTCAACGCACAAGGAGAGCCAATGGCACCAATGGAATTCGGCATGACCCTCCGCGACTTATTCGCAGGGCAGGCAATGCAAGCCATCATCGCTAAATCTCCTCTTAAAACGCAGTTTGTGGGCATCAGCGAGATTGACCGGCAAACAGCAAGCGGTGCCTATGAATACGCAGATGCCATGATTGCAGCACGGGAGGTAAAACAATGAACTGGAGCGACTACACCAACCCCAACCTTGCTTTGCCTGGGTCTCCAATACCCGGTGCCAATGGCTATCGAGACGTATCAGCAGACGAGTACCACGCCTTCCCTGCGGTCAACGCGAGTCTGATGAAGTGCCGGACTGCCGCCGAGATGTTCGCCAGCCTCACGGCAGAGCACAAAGACACCGACGCGCTGACCATTGGCACACTCGTCCACATGGTTGCCTTGGAACCCGAGTTATCTTGGCAGGAGAAGTTCGCCGTCGCTGACATCCCGATCAACCCACGCACCGAAAAACCCTACGGCAAGGATACCAAAAAGGGAGCGGAAGCATGGCAGGAAGCGTCAGCCTTGCATCCCGGCCGTATCATTGTCACGCCAGAGAGCTTTCACGACTACATGCTCGTTTGTAAGGATCTCCAGCGAGCCCTGCACTCCAACCCGGACGCGATGAGCGAGCTTGATGATATTCACACCGAGGCGTCAGGTTTCGTGTTTCATCCACGCTGGCAATGCTGGGTTAAGTGGCGCGTGGACATCCTGCCGCGTCATGGTCGCTACCTGTCGGACATCAAGACGACATCGCGCCACGTCGCCGACTTCGCCAAAGACGCATGGCAATTCGGGTATTTCCTGCAAGCCGCATGGTATGCGGACCTCCACGAACTGCTCATGGCAAGGTTCAACCTCCACGTCGCTAAATTTACATTCGTCGCCATATCCAAAGCGGATGATTCCAAATATCCACGTCCCGCAATGTGCCGCGTTTACGACGTTCCAATGGACGCGACAATCTGCAAAGGCATCGAGAATGCCCGGAAAGCGTTAGGCATTCCAGAAGGCTTTTCCCGAGTTGATACCTTTCTGGACTGCCTACGCAACTACATCGAGGCTGGATGCCCTGAGAACACGACGGAAAACTTTGCCGTCATCCGCCGCATTTGGCCCGCCTATGAACTCGAAGCCGGTGAGAAAGGCCGGTGGGTGCTCGCCGACTAACGCCATGAGCAAGACATGTACTCACTGCCTCGGAACAGGCAAAATCATCACCAATGCAGGCACCGGACTCTTGAAGCCGTGCCAATGCCAGAATTTGCCGACTGCTCAAGTCTTCTTCGTCCCGCTTGGCTCATCGAAAGAAGAGCCTCGGGAGCAAGAGCAGTCGGCATCAAAACCATAAACCCACATGATATAATGGACGCACCCACATTCACACTGCTCACCCAAAAACTTGGCATTCACCGCCGCAACGTAGGATATAGCGCTGCCGTTGCCCTTGCGGAGATCGCCAAGTCGCCCGCCGCTTTGGAAAAACGAGTTAAGTACGGCGGCAACAGCCCATCAGCGATTTTGCAAGTCATGGGGCCGCTTATCAGGAACTCGCTCGTTGAACTGGTCCGCGATGGCGAGCAGGCCAACTACACAATCACCAAACAGGGCCAAGAGTGGCTTGAACTCGTAAAGCATCACAACCTCCTGCCATGAAGTCGCTCGAAATTTACATCACGGGCGAACCGAAAGGCCAACCACGTCCACGCGCCTGCATACGCGGAAAACGCGCAGGCATGTATGACCCCGGCACAGCCGACTCATGGAAATCATGCGTTCGCCATGCCGCCAAGGATGCGCTGCTATCTGCTGGCATCAATCCGGCAGGTCTTACAGCCCCCATCTTCACAGGTCCGCTACGTGTGGACATCGCCCTTTGGTTCCCACGCCCGAAGGCACACTTTCGCAAGTCCGGCATCAAGCAGGACGCGCCCACTTACCACACATCGAAGCCGGATCGCGACAACTGCGAGAAGGCTATCCTCGATGCCCTTGGAGCCAACGAACTGCAAATCTGGCGTGATGACGCTCAAGTTTGCTCTGGTGGCACCAGCAAAAACTATGCGGCGACCGATCAGGCAGCGGGCGCACGCATCCGCATAACCTGCCTGGACACATAAACATCCGTAACAATCCGATACCAACATGGCTACCAAAAAGCAAGACCCCCAAGATGAAACCATCAATACCCCTGCCGTCCCGCAATACGAATGGCCCGAATCAATCGAGCGCCGGTCGTTGTTCGTTGTGCTGAACACGAACGAACTCAGCATGTTCTCCCGCAAGCTCGCCGAGACGGTGCCGCAGATCGCCAACCTGACCCGCGATGCCAAGGCATCCGCAAGCCAATGGAAGGCGCGCATTGAAACCGTCGAAGTCGATCAATCTCGCTTGAGCGGCATTGTGAGCGATGGCCGCGAAGAGCGCCCGGTGGAATGCCACTGGATCTACGAATGCGCAGGCATTGACACCGCCAGCGGCGAGCGCATCCACCACCCCGAGAAAAAGACACTCGTCCGCAGTGACACACTCGAAGTCATTGAGGTGCGGGACATCACCAGTGAGGAGCGTCAAATGAGCCTGCTGCCTGAAGAGGCAGTTGGCGAATCTCCCAAGGAAGATTGAGGAAATAAACAATGGCAGGGAAAGGTCCGACCCCTTCTCTGCCAACGATGAGAATGATAGCAGCAACCCTAAAACAAGCCTCAGACCACCGATATGAAATTCAAATCGCTCAAGATTGAAGTGGCCCAATACGGCGAAAACAAAGGCAAGCTTGTGGCCGAAATCTCCATCAACGGCGACAAGTCCACGACGACAATGATCATGCCTGACGATGTGGCAGAGAAGGTACTAGTGATGGCCAAGGGTGCCATCATCGACGGCGTGGAGAAGGCAGCGAACGACTTCATCTTCGAGATCACGTCCGCCATCCCGGAAACTCTTCTTATTGGATGAACGCTACCAACTCCATACGAGCCGTTGCCTGCATCCGATTTGTTCGGCTTGCGGCTCCGCTGGCTGGACAATATTGCAACTTCGCAACTGGCGAGTCTGTGGAAGTGTCCACGACTGGCAACGGCCTTGCGACGGTGGAGCGCGCAACATGGCGCAACTCGCTGACTCTCTGCAATGTGCTGTACGGAGTGCCGGAACATATGGTCTGTTATATCCCCGAAACTGAGCCGAACGTCCATGCGCAGCCAACAGCGACGGGGGCGAGCGCCGATACTCACACCAACCAAACTAACACCTGAAAACTTGGAACTCGGAGCGGTCGCTGGTTGGTCTGCCGCTACTTGTTCCACCTCTGATATTATGGAAAAGACACTGCACAATTCAGACGTTTCCGGCGCTCGCCAAAACGTCCCAGACATCAAAGTCGTCGGCAACGGAGACACGTTCCGGCTGCTATGCAAAGCCTCGTCGCAAAACGAGGGATGGATGAAAAGCACTAAGGCGATGGAAACACCGCATGGTTGCGTCGTCCAAGTCACGACCCAGCAAAAGAACATCGACGGCACCTATTCGCTGGCGGAGGCGTTGACCTTCGTTCCCGGCGTGAAGATCGCTGATGATGAAAACGGAGGGCGGAAACTCGTCTAAACCGAACTGCCACCAAGGAAGGGCCGATCCCTTTCTTGGTGGAACGATGGAACTCAGCGACCCGGCGCGAGTGACGCTCCGATTGCTAACCAGAGCGCCCAGCCGGGTTCGCTGAAGTGACTGGTTGGGCGGCGAATCAACGATAAACGAATATGAAATCCTACGAAGAAAGACGCGAAGAACAACGGAGATACGAGAGTGATGTCTTCTACGAGGTGTGGAGAAGCGGTGGCAATACTGACCGCATAGACCCAGACCGAGTGCAAGACCGCTACTACAACGGACAGGACGCTGAAAGCGCGGCCTCTGCTGAACTTTGGGCACAGCGGCCAAAGCCCCAAGAGCCGTCCGAAGAAGAATACTACACGGAAATGCAACGGCAGCAGGCAATGGACGAACAACCCGAAGCGCCAGCCGAGCCGCCCAACGATGAGCGCATCCGCGGCGACGCAGATGCCCGAAAACAAACCGGAGCGTTATCGCCGTCGGATGACGCGGCTTGTTCTGAGAATCAGCCCGAATAACCACCATGTATCAATACACCCCAGAAGAGAAAAACAAGCTGCTGGAACACGAAAACAGCATACTCAAAAAAGAGCTGACTGCGCACCAAGAAGAAGCCGTGCATCACTTCATCGCACGCGAACAACTGAAAGAGGCTCTCCGCAAGGCGATTCTATGGGCGGAAGGCGCGTCAATCCGCATCACCGACCGGGAAGGCATCAACTGGACGTATCTGGAAGAAGCCCGCCGCGTCTTGGATTCTCAGAACAGATGATTCTACGGAAGAACTTCGCAATAATATGACAAACTACGAACACATCATCGAGCAACGCATTCAACGTATGCGGGTTGTCATGGCGACATCGAAGAGCGCACGGGCAATCACAACGGAGAGCAGTTACACAGGGCATCTCCGCGCCTTCATGCGTTTTTCTGTGAGAGTTCCGGGATTTGCGGCCCTGCCACCCGAGGAACTGGCGCGGCTGTACGTGGAGTCAAAGGCCCGTCATTGGTCAATCGCTTCCGAGAACCTGTTTCGTAATGCATTGGTGTTCTATTATCGTCATGTCATTGAGAAGCCGTTAGGTGATCTTGGGACTTGGGCGAAGGCGCGCAGGCCCAAGAAACTCCCCGTGTGGTTAGCGCATGAGGACATGATGGCGCTACTTGCCTGCATGAAAGGTCAAAACCGGCTCATGGCGGAGATTGGCTATGGCTCCGGGTTACGCAGTCACGATCTTGCTAGCCTGCGCTGGAAGGATATTCACTATGCGCAACGGCAGATTGTAATCAGATCAGGGAAGGGGGATAAGGACCGTGTCACATTCCTGCCTGAGTCGTGTATTCCAGCGCTCAAAGAGCAGGAGCAGCGGATGCGGGCAGTGTGGGAGCATGACCGCCGCAATGATCGTCCTGGTGTTGAAGTTCCATCTACCAAGTTCACCGGCAAGGATTGGCCTTGGTTTTGGGTATGGGCTGGTAATACAGAGAGCCGCGACCCGCGTTCTGGCATTGTGCGCAGGCATCATGTCCACCGTGATACGTTAGGCAAGGCCATCTCGGCAGCGGTTCGCTTATGGAGCGGCAATCAGCGTGTCACCGTCCATTCATTGAGACACTCCTTTGCCACCGAAATGCTTATGTCGGGAATGCCTATTCAGGAACTTCAAGAGGTGATGGGTCACAAGCATGTCACGACGACACAAATTTACGCTCACTGCCTCCCTCGCCTGACAACACGTAGAACCAGCCCAATGGACCAAGCACATAATCACAGCGCGCCAAACATCACGCCTTTTGAAAGGAGGGTAGCATGAGCATCATTACCGACCCATCTCCACCCGTGGAGTTGCAATGGCTAGCCTTGCCTCCGCTCCATCAAAAGCTGACCCGTGACGGCACCTGCCGGTTTCGTGAACTCAAGATTGGTATCAGCCATGATTTTGCCTTCAAGCAGGCATGGGTAAAGCACAAGCGCGCATGGTTGGAGCGCGGCTTTTCAACCTGCCTACTCAACGGCGCTTGGTTCTTGCGTCAGTGGCTCCTTGAGACTCCCGCTGGCTTGACCCTGACTCCTGTTGGCCGCGAGAAGATAATCGCACTTGGGAAAGCACCAACCGATCAACCCCTAGCGTTAAGCGCTCCTGCGCCTCGTCAAATCGTGCTGCCTGACCTGCCGAGCGAAATCGAGGCGAAGTTGCGCGGGTATCAGGTGATACCAACCCGCCAGATTTACCGTGCGCTGATGCAGGGCCGGGCAGAATGGGGATACCCCGGCGCTGTGGACTTCTCAGACATGGGCATTGGCAAGACCTATCAGGATCTCGCTGCCGCCATCGCCACGGGGCGCGACCCGGCTATCCTTTGCCCGACTGTCGGGGCGGCAGGCTGGCAACGCGCCTGCGAGCACTTCGGCATCACTCCGCATTTCATCTCGACTTATGAAGCGGTTCGCGGTGGTTTCCGTGATCACATCGCGACCATGGATGCCACGGGCAAATTCACATGGAAGCACCCGGGCGAAATCGTGATCATTCTGGATGAAGCGCAGGCATTGAGGCATGACGACACGTTGACTGTGCGCTGTTGTTCGGCGGCAGTCCGCCAGGGCATACCGATCATTGTCGCTTCAGCCACCATAGCAACATCCCCGATTGAGATGCGCTTTGCCGGGCGCATTTCAGGATTGCACAAGGGCGATGACGATTGGCATCGCTTCCTTGTGAACCATGGCTGTTACAACAAAGGGAAAAGCTATGTGTGGGACGGTAAGCACCACCACCTGTTGCGCATCAACACTCAGCTTTTCCCGTGGCGTGGCGCTCGCGTTAGGAAGCAGGACTTGGGCGAAGAATGCCCCGAGACCACCATTGAAACGCTGCCATTCGATATTCCCGAAGCCGCGAAGGTTGAAGCTGAATGGAAAGCCACCGAGGACATGCTTCGTCGTCTCGCCCTGCAAATGAGCGCTCCGCAACTCCGCATCAAAGAGCAGCAGGCTCACATGCAGATGTGGAAGAAGTGTGAAATGCTGCTGGTGCCGTATCTGGCCGACCGCATCAAGAAAGACGTGCGCGACGGGAAAAGCGTCGCCGTGTTTATGAACTTCAATGAGTCCCGCATTGGACTGTCGAAGCTGCTGAACACCTCTGCCGGGTTCTATGGTGGGCAGCCCTTGAAGAAGCGGCAGTATTGGGAGCGGGAGTTTCAGGCGGACAGGCAACACGTTCTCGTCAACAACATTGGAGCCGGGGGCGCTTCCGTTTCGCTGCACGATGTCAATGGCTGGCGCGCACGGGTCTCCTACATCATGCCAACGGATCACGTTATCAAAATGGAGCAGGCCACGGGACGGGTTGACCGTGTTGGCGGCAAATCAGCCAGTCAGCAGTTTATCCCCTTCGTAGCGGGCAGCATGACCGAGAAGATGATTCATCGCACACGCCAGAAGATGCTTCGTATTGCCACCATCAACGACGGCTCAATGGCGGCTTCTGCCCGCTTCTAATATCCAGAACCATCAAAAACGGATAAAACTCTTTGCAGTGTCAATCTTCCAAGTATTTTAGCCCACCGCGTCGAAACGGAATTATCGCAATGTCAGACAACAAAAAGCTCCCCGCCAGAACAGAGAAATACCGAGCGATACGGTTTTCGACCTCTGTTCTGTGTGGGGAGCGCCATTTTAAGGGCTGACCATGACTGAACTAACGCCACGCCAAGAGGCAGTACTCGAGTTCTTGAAGGATTTCCATCACCAAGAGGACCGCCTTCCCACCACGCGAGAAATCAGCAGTTGGTTTGGATGCTGTCAAAACAACGCCTGTGTGATCCTTCGAGCGTTGTGCAAAAAAGGTTACATCGAGCATCGAACCTCAACCATCAAGCAGCGCTCTTGGTGGAGGCTTGCCAGATAAAATTATGAAGACATCTCCATCATTCCAATTCTATCCCGCTGATTTTATTGGCGGCACCATGCTCATGGAGGCGCATGAAGTCGGCGCATATATCCGGCTACTCTGCTACCAGTGGCAGCAAGGAAGCGTCCCAAATAACTCGGCAAAGATCGAGAGAATCACGGGCATCAAGGCATCCAAACTGGTCGATGTCATTGCCAAGTTTGTTACCTCGGAAGATGGCTTAACGCTTGCTAATCAACGAATGGAGTCACTTCGCGAAGAGTTGAACGACTATCGCAAAACCCAAAGCGAGAACGGAAAAAAAGGCGGCAGACCGAAAAAGCCAAATGATAGCCAAATAAACCCACCGCTTTCTAATGGGTTAAGCGAAAAGAAAAGCGACGGCTTTCAATTGGAAAAGCTCTCAGTCTCAGTCTCTTCTCAGTCTCAGTCTCTATTACTTCCTTCGGAAGTTATCCCTGTAATCCCTTTGGCAAAATCAAAAGCCAAGGGGACGCGAGAGGAACTCGAAGCCTTCGCCGTCGAAATAGGTCAACCGGCTAGTGATGGCTCTGCGATGTTCGACCACTGGACGGCGAACGGATGGAAGAACGGCAGCAACCCAAGCAAGGACTGGCAGGCGGGCATGAGGAACTGGAAAGCGCAGAAGTGGCTTCCAAGCCAGAAACAAGCCAGCGGCACCCGTCCGCCTCGTCACCCGGCCTATGACGCAGAATCGCACACACGCGGCAAAACACCGGAAGAAATCGGCAAATTCTAAATTTATGACCACCGAAATACCAGATTCAGCCTTCTCCCTGCACAGCCTTGACCGACTGCTTGAAATCGTTCGTGCCCGAAGCATAGCGTTCGAGCAGGAAATCGACGCAGCCCCCGCAGCCATGCCTTGCGGCATCCATGGCGGAATGCTCAATGCGCTCAACCGGGAAGCATCATGGCAGGCGGGCAAACTGGTTTATGTCTGTGCCACCTGTGAGCATGAGGCATTCCTTGAGCGCTGCAAGAAGCGGGTGATAGCCGCAGGCATTCCAGCCGACGTAAGGCACGCGACTCTCAGCAATTTCTTGATCGAGCGTAATCACGTCAAAGAGGGCAAAGGCTATGCTCATCCGAGCACGTTCTTGGAGAAGACCTCCATCTTTGCAGCAGGAGGCTTGCGCAACTTGATCTTGGCCGGGACTCCGGGGATAGGGAAGGGACACCTTGCGGCAGCGGTAGCCATTCAGTACATCGTCAAGGGCAAGTCCGTCTCCTGGGCCGAATGCGCCCGCCTGTTCGCTGACTATCATCGCGCCTACAAGACCGACACCACGGAGGCGATTGTGCGGACCTACGCAACGGCTGCGTTGCTGGTGCTGGATGAGATTTGCCTCACTGACTTGCCCAAGGATGGCGAGGAGATTCTTTTCGCCATCTTGGACCGTCGCCACAAAAACGGGTTGCCGTCGATCCTCCTTGGCAATGCCATCGCTACGGAAGTCAAGAAGTGGCTGGGCAGTCGTATCGTTGACCGGCTGCGTTCCGGTGGCGTGGCTCTGTGCTACGGCGAATGGGATTCCATGCGCGGCACCGACGATGATGAGGCGAGCAACTTTTGAACTCACCAGAAACCAATTTGAGGGCATCACAGGCAATTCCGCCTGCGCCCTCTGAACCAAAAAGCACCACCATGAACGATACATCCACACCCCCCATCCCTGAAAATGTCATACACCGACCTTTGCACCGTTGGAAGTCCCACAAGATTGTTGAAGCTGAGAAAATCACCGGCATCGCTCCTCAAGTTATCACTGGTGAAACTCCTCTGTATCTTGGAGATGACGCAAACGCGCCTGTTATCATCGTCTCTGATGAATTTGTGTCCAAGCACAAGCCTCAAGTCGGGGATTACTTCGTTCGCTACAACGACGGTTACATGAGCATCAGCCCGGCGCAGGCTTTCGAGGAAGGATACATGCCCCTCATCCCGATCTCCGGCCATCTCACTTTCGGGGAAGCTATTGTCGCCCTCAAACTTGGCAAGCGTGTGGCTCGGAGTGGCTGGAATGGTAAAGGGATGTTTCTGTTCCTGCTGCCTGCCAGTGACGGCATTCCGACGAAGGTTATCCACGATCCAGCGCTTCGAGCCGTGATCGAATCTGAACTTGGCGGCGAGACCTTCGATGCACTCGGCTCAATCCGAATGTTCACGGCGGATAAAAAGGTGCTGACCGGCTGGCTTGCCTCTCAAACCGACATGCTCGCTGAAGATTGGCAGATCATCGAATGAACCCCTTGCCTGCCGCTGGTTCACCTTCTCTGCTTGGCTCATCGCAAGAGGAGCCTTGGAACCGGCGGCAGGCTCTTCAATATCCGGTCTTGATAGGAACGGATAATGAAGGAATATAACCTCCTATGCTCCACAACGCAGACACACAGATCGCCGCGTTTCTCCAACGGGTTCCCGTCACTGACCACACTCCCACGGAAGAAAATCCGCATGAGCCAATCGCCATCTTCCAAGGTGGGCTTGAACTCACGCGAGAGCAGGAAGAGTTTGTTGTCCAAAAAGCGCTCAACTTTGCCCTTGAGCTAGAAAACGAGTCAGGGCGCAACAGTGGTCGTTTCGATGATCCTGAGTTCACGCACGACATAGGCGGAGACCCCATGAGCGTCGAGGGCATGAAGTTCATGGCGCAGCGGGATTTGTGGGATCTCGTCTATCACCAGAAATTTGACTGGAGGAAGCGTCTCGTCGGCGGCATCTATGCCGAAGGGCAAAACGTCCACCTACCGCACACCCGGCGCTTTGTTCAGCAGATGATCGCCCGTGCGCAGAACTACTTTTTCCAAAGTGAACCCTGGGTTGCAGCCTCCCCCGTTCCTCCCTCAATGCAGGGCTTGAGCGTGGACACTGCCACGGCAGCGAATGAGTGGGCACAGTACAAACTCAACGAAGCGCAGGCAAAGAGCCAGTTCGAGAAAGCCGTCGAGTTAGCTTTCATCCGTGGCGAGTGCGTGCTTCGCATCGAGGAAGTCGAGCGCATCGAGTATTACGAGACCTATGCCAACGTCGCCGTTGATCCAACCACGGCAGAGCCAATTTTGGCGAATGATGGTGATTACATCTTCGAGACAGACGAGTTCTCCCTTGTTGAAGGAGTGGGAATGGTTCTCAAGCGCGATGGAGAAACGCCAATGCCATTCGCAGAACTCACTTTCTTGGAAACGAAGGTGCGCCGGAAGAACGTCATTTATGCAGGTCCACAAATCGAGATCGTTCCTCATCGCGACTTGCTTGTGCCTCTCAATGCCAAGAACTTGGACGAGGCGGAGTTCATTGGCGAATACACCGACATTCCGGCCATTGAGATCGTCGAGGATTACATTCGCAGGCTGGAGAAAATCGGCGTGTGGGATGAAAAGGAGTATCCTCGGGTCATGGCTCTCTTGAGCGATGTGAGCGGGCGCACCACCGAAACAGAAGCCCAAGGCAGCGATGGCCGCGCATCTCTCGGAGAAAGCAGCATGGAGAAGCTCTCTCAGCGTGGTGACGCAATGGTACATGCCATTCGCTGCCACATGTGGATTGATGCCAACAACGACGGCCAGCGCGAGAACATCGTCGTCTTGATCGACAAGGACACGCACCGTCCAATCCTCATCGACTATGTTGCCAACGTCTATCGCAACCGCCGCCGCCCGTATCGCACCGTGCGCGTGAACCCGGTGGACGGTCGTTGGCATGGTCAAAGCGTCGTTAGTGCCTTCTGGCAACTTCAGCGGTTCAGCGACTTGGTGATTGCACGATGGGAAATGAGCACCAGTCGCTCCGGCAAGGTCATTTGCTGGAATCCCAAACTGACCGTGGAAGGCGCAGCCAATCCGGCGCTTGTCCTGAATGGCGGGCAGACTTACACCAAGGCCAATCCCACGACACGCATCGAGGATATCATCGAAGTCGTGTCTCTCTACGATTTTGAAGGCGCATCCCTGCAAGAGTTGCTTGGCATCGTGCAGCAGATGATGACCAACCTTTCTGGTGTCGCGAATGCCAATGATGCCGCCATGGCCGGGTTGGACACATCCAAGCTTGCTACGGGCGTGAAGAACATCGACCGCAGCGGACAGGAACAATTCGCCCCGCTCATCTCCCACTTGGAGATTGGCATCGCTCAAGCGGTTGAAGATTGCATCTACCTCTCCGTTGCTCACGCTCGCGACGAGGAGGTATTTCATGTCATGGGTCCCCAGGGCGCGCTACTCATCAAGCAGCTTTCCGGCGCTGACCTTCGTCAATTCAAGTGGCAAATCAGGCTTGAGTTGACCCGTATGCACGGCGAGCAGCAAGTGGCTATGGCAGATCAGGCAATTCAAACCGGGATAATGTACTATCAGTTGCCTCCCGAAGTTCGCCTGAATCTCGCTCCGCTCTTTCATCAAAGGCTCAAGGGGAACGGAGTCCGCGATGTGGATACCGTTCTTACCCTGCCCACCGAGCAGCAACTCATGGCCGCGAGTCAGCCTCAACCGGTTGCACAGTGATAACCGCGCCACCCATCACTGCACAGGGTCAAGCCCTCAAGAATGCCGCCGTTGTCGTGTCGCTCAAGAGGTGCCACGGCTGGCAGTGGTTTCAAGCGGATGCACAAGGCAAGCTTGCTGCGCTCGCCGCTGATATCCTTGAAACAATGCCGTTGGATGGCGACATGATGGCAATCCGCCTCAAGATCGCCCGCTATCGGGCAATCAAGGGAGCGCTCTTCACTGACATCGAGATGATGGAGCAGGGGGCGGCAACGGTAATGGCTCAAGTCATTGGAACCGATTTGCCCGAAGATCACCTCCCATGAGTCTTGACCCAAAGAGCATTGCCGGGGCGCAGAAGCCACAACTACAACTTATCCCGCCTGTGCTCAACCGTGAGGTAGCGGCGGCTTTGGCGCTTGGTGCCAGAAAATACGGCCCTTGGAATTGGCGAGACAACAAAGTGGAGTTGATGACTTATCTTGGGGCACTCAAGAGGCACATCGACTGCATCATCGACGGCGAAGACATCGACCCGGAGAGTGGCGCGCATCACTTGGGCCATGTGGCCGCAGGCTGCGCAATCGTGCTTGATGCCAAGCTTGTTGGCACGCTGGTTGATAATCGCCCTCCGCTGGTCCTGCGTGACGCATAAATCCCCGCCCCGATACGGGGATTTATTGTTTCCATAACGTCGTGTCGCAATGCCATATCAGCCTCTACCTGCGCAGCACTTGCCCGAAGATTTCGCTCAGTGATGGAGGTCGCCGTGCTGGCAGCACAGGACGAACACCGCCCGAGAACATCTCACTTTTAGCCTTCGAGAACGCCTTGTTGCGCGCCTTCTTGAGCCTGTCGATGTCGTCCTGAGTCGGGTTTGTCGGGTTGGTGATTGCCGCCCGCGCTTCCGCATCCATGATTTGTCCACCTTTGCGGCGGAGTTCTGCGGCTTCGCGTGGTGTCATGTCCTGCCATTTTTTGGAGGCATCCTTGAAGCGCATCATGCTCTTATCGACGTTCGTCGGGAAGTATCCCATACCGTCGCCATCTCCACGCAGGGGATTCCGGTCGTTCCAGACGCGCAATGCACGGTCAGCCGGATTGGTCGGAGTGCTTGGCTGCACAGGGGTATTGATAAACGCCCGCGTGACTGGATTGCCCATCTTCTCCACTGGTCGGCCGTAAAGGTCATACAGCGGTTCAGCGAGACCACCAAGAGGGATGGCATGGTAATACCAAGGCGCATTGCGTGTGTCTCTGGCAAACTCATCAGCGTTACGGATTGGCTGGCGGACAAGGTTCGGCACAATGCCGGTCACGATAAACTTGCGCAGTTGCTCAGGCATCGTGGTGGAAGTGCGGCCTTCAATAAGCTGCATGAGGCCATCAAGACCTTGCAGGAACGTCTTGGTTCGCGCTTGATCGAGCACACCTCGCACAGCTTCACCTATTGCCTTGCTTGGTTTCTGCCCGCCTTTGATCTTCTTCATGTCGCGAGAAGCATCGACCAGCGTCGAGATGATCGTCGCAAAAGGCTCGTAGCGTCCATAATTGAAAACAGGTTTGCCTTTGATGAGGATGGTTGTCTCGCCACCGCGCAGGCGGTCAAGAAGTTGGTCCTCGCCTCTGTCGTCGCTGCGTGAGCGAGAGCCGGTGATGAGGATCGTCTTCTTTTCGTCGTCAGGGTCTCCCTCGCCGATGGCGAAGAGTATCATTGCCGCAGACCAGCCGAGAAGCTGTTCGGCGATGTCTGTCGCGAGTGCCGCCTGTGGGTAGCTGTCGAAGAATGGCTGTTTCCCGTGCCATGCGGCCAATCCTTTGCCAATCATACGCGCAGATCCGAGAGGCGTCTTACGCAGACCAGTAGCAAAGATGTTGTATGGCGTGCGAATGAATGGGAACACGAAGCGCAGAAGCGTTTTAGCGACGGCTCCCCAAGGCGTTTTAGCGCGGGAGTGAAGCATCTCTTGAGCTTTCGCCAATGGCGCAGGAAGATCGTTCGTGAAGGTCAACCGGTGCGCCTTATCGACGGCAGCGAGCCAAGCAGGAGAGCCGGGAATGCCGACGAGTTGTTCCACCCGGTCGTCAAACTCGGCGCTGCCGGGCTTTAGACCGTCCGCCTTTACCAACCGGTGCGCTTGTGCTGCCGCCTCGATCATGCCGAAGAAATGCTTGGCCCATTCGTCCGCGAATTGCAGGAAGCGTGTCGGAGTCCGAACGACGCGGCCGGTAGTGCCAGGGATAGCAAACCGCTCCAACTGCCCCTTGTCTCCGCTGTTGCCGGAAACGACGAGCGGCTTGTTGAGCCATTGTGAATCAAAGAGGGAAACCTCGGTGTTCCAGGCAATGCGAGCGAAGCGCCAAGCGGTGCTTGCTGCGCGGGCGGCATACTTGGTCATGCTCTGGTATTCGCCAAGGCTTGCGCCTGCGACGTTTTGGAAGAGAACGGCATTGGTGATTGCCTCAATCGGTCGCTGAATGAGGTATTCCAGACCAGCGCTGCCAAGGTTGCCAGCAATGTTGGCCGTGTGAGTCGCAGGGCCGGAGAGAAGCCCGTTGATCCAGTATTCATACACCATGTCCATTGGGTTGCTGTCCATGCGGTGAATGGCGCGCATGAGCATGGCTGCGTGCTCTGGACGGCTGATGTCGAAGCCGTACGGCGCCTCCTTGGACTCTTCACCCTTCAGACGGCGGAGAGCGCCGGAGTTTCGAGCGTCAGGAGATGGCTTGATGATGGCACGCAGTTCACCCACGCGCTTTTTAACCTCCTCGGCGGTCAGCGTCGCAACCGGGCGGTCGGCAGCGGCGAGGATGTTACCGGCCTTGTCGATGAGCTTGTCCACATCGAGGCCATCAGCCTTCGAGATGTCAAACCCGCGACGGACCAGCGCTTCGAGCTTGGCATCGAGCACTTTGTCAAAACGCGCTTCAATTCCCGCCATGCTGTTGCGACTGATGCCCGTTTTATTGGCAATCTGCCGGTCGCTGCGTCCATCCATCATCATCTGGAGAGCTTGGCGCTCCTTCGGCGTGAATGGCTGCATGGCATTCTTCACCACGCTGGAGGTCTTGAGACCAATCGAAATCTCACGGGAAACGAAAATGTCATGGTACGTGATGCCCATTTCCTCAAAGGCTTTCTCGATCTTGGCGAGTCGCTCCGTGTTGATGTCGTGGAGCATCTGAAGCTGCGTCTTCTGTGCCTGCACGCGCTTCAACTCGGCGCGCAGGGCATCGAGTTCCTTCTTGGCTTCGGCGCGCAGGGCAACGGCATCCTTGCGGCGTGCCTCGCGTAGAGATTCCGTCATGCCTGCCACTTGGCGTAGCATGTCCTTCTCGCGTTCGGTCGCCTCAGAGCGCACACGCTCGATTTCTTTCTCCAGCGAAGCAATGCGCTCAGCCTGGGCGCGGTCTGTCGGGGCGCGCTTGATGTCCTCGCGGTCCTTTGCGCCCGGCGTGAAGATGATCTTCGCCAAGACTTCGCGGTGCCTCTCCTCGGGGGAAAGGTGCGGTTGCCAGCGGGCGGCGAGTCCTCGCGCTGTTTCCGTCCCTGCCGCGTCGTATGCCCACGTCAGAGTTTCGGCCATGCGGAAGGATTTGGCATCACGGTTGGCGATTGCCTCGCGCATGAGTTGCGGAAGAAGAATCTGCGATGCCTTGACCTGAACAGGGTTGATGATGGAGCCGCGATCTGTCGCCGTGCTCACCAAGTCGGCAAGCACCCGGGTAGGATCTTCATCAATGAGCTTGTGAGCCTTTTCGTTCCAAGCTTCGTGCGTCTGCCGGTCAAGCTTGTCATCGTATGCGGTCCGCATCCCTGCGCGCATACCGCCAGACAGTCCGGCAAGCTCGCTGTCTGTGTATTCGCGGCCCCAATCGAGACCGGCGCGCTGGCGAAGGTCGTCCAGGTCAGATTCGCTCGGCATGTCGGAGTTCAAGGCGTCAAGCGCATCAGCGAACTCCTCCGCGTCCATCATTGGCCGGTCCGCAGCAGCGAGAGGCAAAGGCTCCTCGGTGCGCTCACGGTAAATGATGAACGACTCCACCTCGGCGAGTTTCTCGGTCAGCGCCTTCTCGCGGGCAATGAGGCTTTGGAGCGTCTCGTCTTGCGCGTCACGGTTGCGGTATCTGTCCTCGTTGCTTTCCACCTCGGCGCGTCGGCGCTCAATCACATCGAGGAGTTTGCGCAATTTGGCACGACGGCGGAAAAGCCCACGGCTACGGCGGTCGGTATCGAGTAGGCGTGATTCGTCGGCAAGTCGCTCCAGCGGGTTTTTCGCTGGGGGCGCGTTGTAGATGGCGAGAGCCTCCTTGAATGTGCGTCCGAATCGCTCATGCGTCAGCGCATCGCGAAGGGCGAATGCGCGTCTTTCGCCACTACCTAAGATGCCGTAGCCGTCGCTTGTGAGGCGGAAGACGTTGGTATCATCGTTTTCGCTCTCGAAGGGGTCGTCTAATCCAGGGTCGATCATCTGGAACTCAATACCGCTGGGTAGCTGGGACGCGATTCTGAGGAGTTCATTGATGTCATCCTCAGATTCCGGCAACTGCATCACGGCATAACGAATGGCGTCCATGAAGGTGTCTCCGTTCTGGTCATGGTTGCGTGCCTCAAAGAATGCCTCGCGAGGGGACGCTCCTTCGCCAACCATCCATCCGCCAGGGGCAAATACTCGCCATGTCTCGGTGGGCTTATAAAGCTCATCGCTTTCGCCGGGAGCGAGGAACTTCCAATCTTTGCCATTGAACAGACCGCTCGCCGCGCCCGATCTGACGAGCAGGCGTTGAAGCTCTTCAACAGTCTTGGGAAGGTAGTCGGCGGCATTGGCAGGCAGTCGCCCGCCACCTGCGGCGGCATTATAGAAGCCATCGGCGACGGTCGCGTATCGCGTGTAGAACTTGTGCTCGATGCTGCGCTCGCCGGTCACTCGGTCGATCAATGTTCGATAACCGAACTCGGCATCGAGTCCGACTTCAACACCGGGGAATGAGCCTTGTTGGCCGTCTGCCGTTGTTGGGGGAGCCTCGGGCGGTGCCGTGTGGTCGTGATCTTCAAAGATGCGCGCCCCGGTGGCGTCCAGCATTTCATTGTAGGGGATGGGGAACAATTCGCCGTCTCGGCTGATCATTGCCCAATAGTTGTTTTCATCCCACCGATGCGCTTCCACGTCGTAGGCGTTCAATTTGCCCTTCTCCTTCAAGTACATGAGAGAGCCTTGGGGCGCTCCGACTCGAAGCCAGCCGGGGGCCGGGTAGGGGCTGATGCGAATCTCCGACTCGATGACTGCCAGCGCGTTTTGAGCCTTGGTGAGTTCCTCCTCCTTGGGGAATGGGCGCGACATCTCATCCTTGGCTCGAACGAGCGACTTCTGAAGGGTTGCAATTTCTTCGGCCTTGCCTTCTGCCTTTTTCTTCATGGCGCGTAGCGTGCCCTCAAGCGAAGCCATGCTTGGATTCATGAATGACGCGTTGAAGTTATCCGGCCCTGATAGCTCGTAATAACCGCCGCCCATTGTTGGTTGGATGTAAATGCGGAAAGGTCCGTAGGTGCCGATTTCTTTGCGATCCAAGTAGCGCGGAAGGCGTGTCATAGCCTCATCGAAGTCTTTGCGCTCTGTATAAGTTTCCCCGCGAAGAGTTGCCGAGAATGGTTTTCCAGCAACCTGCTGATAAAGCTCGTCGCCTTTCTCAAACTGCCGAACAGCAGCTTCCAACCTCGGAATCTCATTGTTCTCGATAGCGGCGTTCTTGCGTCGAGTCTGCTCCATGAACTGAAGATGCATGTTCTTGGCCTGCTGGATGCGATCAACCTTCTTGCCGAGGGAGAGACGCAAGATAAGGCGCGGGTCTCCTGCGGCAGTCGAGAACATCTGTTCAAAGTCCGCGTTGCTCATGCCGTCCTCGTCGTCGGCGGCATCTGCGCCGTCGCCTTCCAAGTTGCGACTTAGGTTCTTGCCTTGCAGCATCCCAATGAACCGTTCAATGAACCGGACCTTGTTTAGCAGAGTGCTCCACATCTTCGCGTCATGGCTACCCTCAACGGTGTAGCGATATTCAAAGACGGTGTTCCACTTATTGCCCTGTCTCCAGCCGCGTCCATTGCGCTGCTCAAGTTCTCCAGGCATGTAAGGAACGTCCAGATGGTGCATGGCGCGCATCCATGTCTGTGCGTTGACGCCTGTGCCCATTGTCTCGGTGCCACCAAAAGCGATGCGGATTTTACCCTCACGCATCAGTTTGGCCGCTTCCTCCTTGTCTTCCGGCCCATTAACACGGTGAACTCTCAAAAGAATATCATCCTTGCCGTCTGGCAGAGGTAGCAGTTTGAGGTTTTGAAAAACGGCGATCTCTTCCGGCTTCACGCCTTCAGCGACCAGCTTTTCAACCATGTCGCGCAGGAGATTGAACTGTAACCGGCGCTCCTTGACCTCGACGCGGTTGCCGTCGTTGTCGTATTGCGGTTTCCCTTCGGCATCACGAACGGCAACATCAGCCTCGGTGTAATCGCCTGCTCCACGCTCTACAAATACCATCTGCGTAGCGAGGTCGTGCTCGTTGTAGTGCTCGACGATGTTACGCACCGCATAATTCACTTTTGAGTTTGCGTCATCTTCGGCTGTTGGGCTTACGAAACGCGGGTCAAGCGCCCCCGCTTTACCGTCGCCATCCATGACGACGGGCTGATCTCCGCCCATCTTTTTCAGGAACATGCGCTCACGCCCAGAGAGTCCGCGATAATAGAAGAACCGTTGACGAATCCACGCCTTGAGTCGCTTCGCCACGGATGTCGGCTCAATCACGATGGGGCGCACCTGCTTGTGCGGTCGTCCAATGGGTTTTTCCGTGATGCCCTCATGCGAAGCGCGGGGCTTGAACTCTGGCATTTCGTCGGCGCGCACCACATCAAAGGCTTGGCCTGCCAAGCGGGCAAGCTCTGGCACATTGAGGAATCCCCTCAGTCGGGTAACTTCTTCATAGGTGCCGCCAGATGTCGGCTCGGTGTCGGAGAATCCGTCAGCATAATCGTTATACCAGTCGTCAAAGTTGTCGATGCCCGACTCGCCCATTTCCTTATCCATCGCGAAGCGCATCATGTTGAACACCTCATTGAGTGTGTTCGTAACTGGTGTGCCGGTGAAGAGATGAACGCCCTTGCCGCCTGTCTGTGTTTTCAACCAGTCGGTGAGCAGGCCGAGTTGGAATCCTTTACCTGACTCGGTTTTGTTCAGTCCCTTGATCACCTTGCGCGTCGCTAGACTGATCTTCTTGAAGACGTGAGCCTCATCGACAATCACAGCATCAATACCCATGTCCTCGAAGTACACGACACCGGGGCCGGAGAATTTCGCGACCTGCTTTTCGATGCGGGTCATGATGCGGCGGCGAGCGTTGGCGAGTTCCTTGGCCGTTGCTGAACCTTTGAGACGGTTCAGGATTTGCCCCATGCCGCGCATGTCATCCAAATCAATTGATGAGGAATCAACGCCAAGCTCGTCCAGTTCTGCCCAGAACTCAGACTCAATGCGGTCGAGTTCTGGTTGTGCCAGCGCTCGCATAGTTTCCGGCCTCAATCCGAAACGGTCCACCAGTGAGTGCGGGACAATGATGGCGTCCCATTCATCGGTGGCGATCTGCCGAAGCGTCAACTCCTTGGTGGAAGGTGAAAGATTGTCCACGAACAGGATCTTCGCGCCAGGGTAAGCGAGACGGAAGTCAGCGGCGACGCTCGCGGCGTTTGCGTTGTGAGCGAAGATGATCGGCTTGCGATGTGAGCCGAGTCTTCGGCCCTCAATTGCTAAGCCTGCCATAGTGAAGGTCTTGCCGGTGCCGACCTCATGGGCGTAAACGCCCTGCTTCTGAAGGATGCCACGCCATACGGCATTCACCTGATGCTGACGAAACTCGAATGGGTCGCCGCTGTCGCTCAAGGTGAGTGATAATCCCGGCAGGCGTAAATGAGAGCCGTCAAACTCTGGGTTGATGACGGAGTTCTTCATCTCGTTGTAGTCCAAGGTCAGTCGTGCAATGCGGGATTCATCCGTCCAAACCCACATCTGGAGACGGTCACGAATGCTGTCGCGCATAGCGATAGCGCGTCTGGTGGCGGGCTCATCCACCTCCTCGCGCTTGTTGCCGTTCTCGTCTTCAACTTCCCGCTTGATGATTAACTCGGTGCCGTTCATCGCGGCTTGGAACATGCGGCTCGGGTGAAGGAGCGATTGGCCAGCTTCAGTCACTACGTTCCACGTCTGGCGGGCGTCGCGGCTGTCCGCTGTGCGCCCACCGATTCGGACATTGTAGCCGCTCATGCCTTTGACGACCTGCACATCGGCGGCATTGCCTCCGAGTAGTTCAGTGATGAACTGCTCATAGTCGGAGGTCGGAATCCACGCCGCCCCCATCTGCACGGTGATCTTGTGATACGGGATGTCCTCGGGAATGATGGACGTCAGTGCGTCGATGTTAACGTCCATGCCTTCAACTCCGTCCTCTTTGGCGGCGATGGCTTCGCGCAGTTTGCGGCGGACATTGCCCGCGAGATAGATTTCATTCGGCATCCACCGGCCATCTGGCATTTTGAAGACGAGTCCCTTCTCTTGGAGGAAGGCGATCACATCGTTCGGGCTGGTGTCGTCGCCCGCCAGCTTCGCCACTGCGGCCGCATCGAAGTCGAGCGTCTCGGAGCGGTGCAAGGCGTAGGCGTCGGCGATGCTGCCCTTCGCGTCGAGTTGCGTCCTGCGCATCGTGTTGCGCAGCATGAGTGAGCGCGGCTTTTCCGCGCCGGTCGTTTCATCGACCTCGACAAGCGCCAGAAGGTCAATGGCGTTTTGGTCGCCCGCCTTGCGGAAGCGTCCAAGCATGAACGACTTGTGAAGCGGGCCGTGATCCTTCACAAAGGACGCATAAGCCTCCTGCAATGCTTTCCGCTGTGTCTCGCCGTCCGACCCTTGCCGGTTGGCGTCGAGCACGGCGTTGAAGGCGTCGCGCATAGCGATGAGTGACACACCCTCGGCAAGACGCTTCGCCGTGCCTGTCTTGGTCTGCCATTTGGCGCGGTCCTGCAAAGGAACAAGGCTTTCGCCGTCCACGACATAAAGGTCGTCATTGGCGAATACTGCGGCTCCCTGCCTGCGCTCTTTGGTGGTGTTGTTGATGATTCGCTCATGCCCGACGGGATTCCACGGCGTCATCACATTCTCGGGCAGGCGCTCGAACAGGCGCGGCAGCACTTGCTCGTAATTCGGCAACCGATTCACGATCATGCCCTCACGGTTAAAGGTGGTGCCGTGCCCAAAATCTAACTCGCCAAGAATGTTCTGCGGATTGGCAACGAAGTATTCATTGATGTCAAAGTCGCGCCCGGCCGTGTCGCGAACGGTGTTAATCCATCCCTCGCCCCCAGCATCGCGCTCTAGGACAGTCTCACGCTTCTTGAGGATGATGATGTCAGTGACAACCTTGGTGCCTGCGTACTTGCCGAAGGCTCCTGTTGGCAAACGGAAGGCGGCGACGAGTTCACCACGCGCAGCCAGATACTTGCGCACCAGCGAGCTTTTGCCGTCCATCGTCTTGGATGACGTGATACCAATCACCAGACCGCCTGGGCGTGTCTGATGAAGGGCTTTCACAAAGAAGAAATTGTGAACCGTCGCCTTGAGGTGGTCAAAGCGTGGATCTGCTGGCTTGTCGTTGGCGGAGAACGGCCAGTTGCCAATCACTAGATCATAGAAGTTGTCTGATGTCTGAGACTGCTGGTAAGGCATCAAGCGGTGATTCACCTGTGGATACAGCATCTTAGCAATCGCTGCCGTGGTGGAGTCCATCTCGATGCCGGTCAACATACTCAGCGCCATCATATCTCTCGGCATGAGTCCCCAAAAGTTGCCAATACCCTCGGATGGCTCCAAAGCGCGGCCACCTTTGAAGCCAAGGCGACGTACCATGTCCCACATGGCTTTTACGGTCGGCGGGTCGGTATAGTGAGCATTGAGGATGGAGTCGAATGCCGACATCCACGCCTCTTTGCCGAGACGTTCACGAAGCCACATGGATTCATCTTTCCAGTCCTGCGGGCCAGCGTGGCGCTCGAAGGTGCCGCCTTGAAAGAGTTCCTGCGCGAGTGAACCCCAGCCAGTATAAGCGGCGAGGATGTCCAACTCTGCGGGAGTAGGGTCGCGGCCCTCTTCTTGGATGAGTTCGAGAGTTTCGAGAGCCAGCTTGTTCTTGTTGAAGCGCGTCTTTTGACCACCTCCGACAATCGACTCAGGGTCGCTTAGGAAGTAGTTCTCGCGGCCTGGGCTACGTGTTGGCTCATCCACTGCCCCTGCTGCTCCTCCGTCGATGGGATTAGCATCAGCAGAGCTTCCTTTTCCGCCTCGCGGGGTTCGATTCCTTTTGGACGGCTTTTTACCATCTCCCAAACTTGGTCCGCCATCAGACTCGCCCACTGGAGGAGAATCCCCTCCTTCTCCAGAATTGACGCCACCTTGGGCGCTCCGACCTGAAGCGCCTGCTTGATCTGGCTCGGGAATCCCGAGTCCGTTGGAGCCGTCCGACCCTCCGACTGGAGGTAGCCCCTCCGAATCTTGCGGACGAATGTCGGTTTGAGTTTCATCTGTTAAAGTATCCTTCTCGGTAGTGGGGTTGTCAATGGCATCATAGATGGCGTTCCAGTCGGGATTCTCCGCGAGTGTGGAGTCGAAGCCGCTCATCAAGCGCCAGAACGAGCGCGAGTATTTGCGCAACTGCCCACCGGGGGCGAGTTTCTCAAGTCGTGCGGCGAGTTCATCGGGGCGCTTTACTTCAGCGTCAATCAATGCGCCAGCCGCATTGAGCATGGCCGCTCGGCGATCTTTCGGCAGGTCGGCTTGCTCGATGTCAGCAACGGGGCGGTCTGCGGCGAAAAGGCCGTCCAGATTTCCCGAGGTTACATATGCACGATTCCAGAGTTCCAGTTGCTCCAGAAGTTCGGATCTTTCGCGGCCCTCGCCTGATACAAGGGACTTGAGGAAAATACCTCGACGTAATGTTGCCTCACCCGCTCGCGCTCCGCTTTTTCGCGCCTCAATTCCCATCTCGGCAGAATTCTCGTCACCCGCTTCGATAGCTGGCTTCTTAGCACGATCAAAGCGAATAGGCATTCCTTGTGAGTCGAGGAACTGACCAGCGTCGAAGTCGTAGCGTGCATTGAGGATTTCAGGATAGCGTTTCTGGAGTGTGCCGAGGAAGGACTCGATCAATGATCGAATCTTGGCCGTATCATCACCATCCCAACGGACGGGCGCAATACCTTTTTCTGGCACGCCGTCTAATTGCTCCCTGGATGGCGCGATGTGCTTTGTAGTGCCGTAGCGAAGCGCCAGCGAAAGAAGGTGACTTGTCCTGCGCATGACCGCTGCCTCCGAGAGTCCAGCAGGGTCGCCAATGAATTTGAGTCCATTGTTGTATGCGTAGTTGCCAACGGCTGCATAGATGGCCGATCCGCCACCGCCCTCTTTAAGTCCACTGACATCAATCCATGTGGTTTTCTCGCCATCGTGGTAGCCTTGGAAGACAAAGAAAGGCGCTCCGCTCTTGGTGGCGAACATCTGGCGGCTGTAAGCTTCGGTCAGGTCTGGCTCATTGTTCCGCGTGGCATCGCCTTTATAGGTCGAGCCAGGAACGACGCGCTGCATAATCTCCGTGAGAGACTTCACATCTTGTGGAACGATGCTAAAACGGAAGAACTCGTCATTTTGCGATAGCACACGGAGAGCCTGAACGACCGGATCGACAATAGGCCGGTCTGCGGCGAAAAGACCCTCGAACGCCTGCGCGAGAGCTTCGTCGGCAGCATCCTTGGGCGCGGGGGCTGGAGCAGGCTCGGCTTTTGGTTTCGGCGCGGGCTTTGCTTCCCCCTCCTTACTCAGTCGGCTCATTTGAACCGTCTCGATGCGGCCAATGGGCACACCACCAGCGAAAGAGATTTGATCGGTGTCCACGGATGCCGTTCCATCGCTGGAGACGCTGCGGATAGTGCCGGAGAGTGATTCCTTGCCGCTCGTCCACGTCACGCGGTCGCCGCGCTCAAAGGTTGGCGCGCTGGTATCATTTGATACCGCTGGCTTGATGGCCTTTTTCAAAGATTCGGCTATGTGGTCAAGCCAATCAGCGCTTTTGATGCGTTCCTGCGTGAAGTCGTAGTACAATCCAAAGCGGGAATCTCCCGAGAGATTAGCCTTCAAATCCTTGACCATTTGGGCCTTGATGCGGTCCGCCAGATAGACGCGCATGTTCATGGCGTCATTGTTCTCATTGGTTGCGATAGCGACAACCTTTGGATCTGCGGCCAATGCCTGCACTAGCGCGTCATTCTTCTGGTTGATATAACCCATGTGAGTGACAATCCACGCCGTGCGCGCCTTTGCGGTTTCCTGCTCGATGTCGGCAAGTGTCTTTTCAGGTGAAGGCGTGTCCTGCAATGTCCATGCGCCACTCGCATACTTGTTGATGGCGATCTGGTGGCGAGCCGAGGCGTTATTATTGCTCGACCACCGGCTGAGTTGCTTGTTCGCATCGGTAAGCTTGGCAATCTGCTCCGCTGGGAGGGGTGCTTGCTTTGCCTCTCCTGCTTCTGCACTTGCGGCTCGCGAGTGACTGTCTGCCGCGCTCTGCGTCAGTGCGCCAACGCGCTTCTTCCCCATCGCCCACGATTTGAACGCTGCGAGGTTCGCGAAAGACACAATGCTTCCTGCGCCATCCCATCCTTCCGAGTAGTTGGCGAGATATGCGGCCTTTGCCTCCGCCTCAGTGGTGATGCCGGTTCCGGTGACAGCCTTGTGTTCATCGAACTCCTTGCCTGCTGGCACTTCCGTTTTCTTGCCGGTGCGGATGTCGGACTGAACGAGCGTCACGGGACGCATCTGGTTCACGACGAATACGGGGCCGTCGTAATCCTTGGGCGTGCCCTCGGCGATGAAGATGTCGATATGGTCGCCGTCCTTGCCTTCGGTGCCTTTGATGTAGCCGTAATGGGACTTCATCGGGACGGTCCACTTCTTGCCGTCCTTGTCGATGCCGCTGCGTTCACTTCCAGCCGGGTTCTCGATGGAGATGTCCATGCCGCCAAGGGTGAAGTGACCCTTCTCGTAGTTGCCCGCCTTGATCTCATCAGGCGTTGGGTGCGCTTTGTCGTTGTTCGGGCTTGTCGCGGCTTCGTGTGCGGCAGCATCTACGGTATCGGGGGCGTTATTTGCGGCTCCCTCAATCGGAGAAAGGTCGATGTCAGAGCGCTCCAGCACGCCAGCGGCCCCCTTGATCGGTTCACCCTCGGGCGTGAACATGCGTAGCCGTGCGCTATTCTTGGCGAGTTCCTTCTCATGGACATGCACAAGACGACCGTCCTTGAGTCGAACAATCGTCAGCGATTGCGTATCTGCGGCATTGACCGGCGCGGGCTTGCTTGCCTTCGCGGCAGGAGCGGCAGGAGTGAGTTTCTTGAGAGCGCCCTCGATCTCGGCAATGTCTGCTTCGATCTGGCTGCGGAGTTTCTTCGGCAACTTTGCGAGACGTGCGCGCATCCAATCGACCAGCCCTTGCAGGAAGGAGCGGATGTCAGCGGCGAGTGATTCGGGGATGTTGGTCGTCTCGGAGAGTTTGCCGTCGCGGGCGAGTTCATAAAGCATCCGGTAGGCTTCGTATCCCGACTGCGCATCAGTGAGCGCGGGAGGAACGACACCTCTGGCCTCATATGGTGCATTGTAGGCGCGGAGCGCGGCAGTTTGGATGTCCTTGCCCGCTTTGCTTTTGCCGAGTTCTGTCCAGAATGCAGCGGCTTGGGCATCATTGCGCACGGCAACGGTTCCTGCATGAATCCACTCATGGCGGATGATTGTCTCGATCTCAGCGGCGAGGGCGGCATCGTCCAGGTCGGCGGACTGTGCGGCGAACTGCTGCCGGTTCAGGTGGAGAGCGCCGGTCTTGGGGTCGAGCCATGCGCGCCGACCTTTGCCGGACTCTTCCACGATGCCCGTGAAGGCGTCGCGGTAGGAAGGAAGAAGGGCGTCGATCTGCTCGCCCACTGTGCGGAGGCGGTCGCGCTTCTTGTCTGCGGGAGTTTGGGCGGGGGCGGCGGCAGGAGCGGAAGCGGTTGGTTTAGCGGCTGGAGCACCCTTGGCTTTGGTGGGCGATGTCACGCCACCTGAACGCAGAGGCTCGCCAAGCTTCTTGATGAGCTTCTTTTCGGCCTCGTCCTGAGTTGCGGCTTCGTCGGCTGGAATCTCGGCAGTTTTGCCACTGATACCCACACCCTTCCACACGGCAGGCTTCGCGGCGGGTTGTGCGGCAGGAGCGGGGGCAGCGGCAGGTTTAGCCGGACTCTGGCTAGCCGGAGGCTGGCTATTGGTAGCCTGCGGCATCTGGTCTTTGAGCTTCAGCTTCCCTGAGTTCGATTTTGCTCCGATCTCTTTGAGCTTGGCGCGTACCTTTTTGCCGTGATCGCGAACTTCCGCCTCAGTCATGCCGCTGGCTTGCACAGCCCAAGCGACATAATCAGCGTCTCGTTTGCTAGGATTCTCTTGGGCGGCAATGTATGCGGCCTTGTCGATGTCGTTTTCAAACTCGACCTCAAATGCTTTTGAGCCGTGGTTGTAGCGAGGGTTGGCTCCAGCGAGGTCTTTTGGCAGTTTGCCACCAGCGGGCGCGGCACCGGCAGGCGGAGCCGTTGCCGCACCCTGGGCGGTCACTGCGCCAGTAACCGATGGCGCACCACCCGCATTGGTGGATGTCCCACGGGCAGGCGAAGCGGCAGGAGGTGGATTCGCTGCGGTTGGAGCCGGGGCGGGCGTGCTCACTGGTGCGGCGGCTCCTGCTGCTTGTGCCTGATCTCGGGAAAGCTGTTCTCGGCGCATCGTTTCCGTCTGCTTGACGTAACGGGCTGCGGCGGGTGCGATCTGAGCCAACTCTTCGCGGGCTGCGTCAGTGATGATCATGCCTTGGCCTTCGTTCACCACGGCATCGCCAAGAGCATTCTTTTCAGCGGTTGTGAGGGTATCGCCACGACCACGGGCAATTTTGACGATTGCTGCCGCACGGTCAGCCACGGTTTCGAGCGCAGCGGCATGAGCTTCCAAGGTCTCCGCCTGCTTCTTCGCTTTCGGATCTGCGGCCAGAGTGTCTTGCGCCTGTTGGCGTAGTTGCGCTGCCGCCGTTTTGCCTCCTGCGCGTGCCTGCTCGATCTGCTGGGCGGCGAGTGCTGCCTGTCCAAGTTCCTGATCGGCCAGACTTGAGCGCGTGCGCGACTGCTGCAATGCCATCTGCATGAGCTTGGATGCCTTGTCGAGGTCGCCCGCATCAATGGCTGCGCGTGATCTCTCCATGTAATCCGCTTGCGTCTTGTCAGAGGAGCGGATGCTATCGGCTCCCGCAACGCTCCCGACAAGATCGGTGGCGCGGGTGATGTCTGAAGCCTCAAAAGGAGTTCCGCCAAGCTCTGTGAGCCGGTCAGCGTGCGCCTGCGGGTTAAGGTCAATGTCATTGATTCGCTCGGTGCTCTCGGCATCGCTGCCTGCGATGGCTTTGTCCAATCCGCTGAAGTGGCGGTTGGTCTGCACGGCGCTGATTCCGCTTGGAACCGAGAAGGAGACCAACTCCACAAGCAAGTCTTCCATGGTCGGCTTGGTGATGTAGCCGAGAACCTTGTTGTCATCGCGGCCTGTCGTGATGGCGGCATACGCATCACGGGCTGCGCCTCCGACTCGTTCCTCCATCATTTCCTCGATGGTGCCGCCAATGTTCGCGCCCTTGAGGTAGCGTTGCAGCTTGAGCGGCTCAATGCCTGGGTTCTTCGCCATCAGCGACTTCACAAAAGCAGCGCGCAGCATCCCATCTTTAGCGGCATTGCCTGCCTTGGCAAAGAAGCCGGAAACTGCTTGTGGTAACACCTTCTTGCCAATCATGCCCAAGGCACCCATGACGTATTTGCCGCTACGTTCCGAGACGTTCTCGATGTAGCTGTCCACAACGGCATCAAGAAGACGACCGCCAGAGCCGCGCCGGTTCTCCATGTTCATGCTGGCGGCGAGTTTGCCCTCTACGGGCGAAAGGTTGACACCGCTCAGCGCCGTGTCTTGGGTGAACTTGGAAGCGATGCGCCCGGCAGAGGCAGGGGCAAGGCGGACCGCCTCTTGAGCGAGTCCAGAGCCAAGGCGCATTGCCAGCACCTTCTTGGAGCCGAGTTTGCCAATGTTCTCCGCGCTGGCGCGTGCGATGGCGGCGGCGAGTTGCTTGCGCCCCTGAACAGATGCCAAACCCGTGAGGGCTTTCTTCATCCCCTCCAAACCGACTTTCTTCACTGCGGTAGCAATGCCACCCGTGGTATTCAGTTCGATTACGAAACCCGGCAGCGCCGAGACGACATCTGCCGTCTTTGACCAGAAAGTTGAATCCGTGCCCGCGAACTTTGCAAACGCGGCCAGCGCTTCCAAGTCTTCGACCGGTGGAGTCTGCCCGGCTTCCAAGGCAATCGCCGTGGCTGCATACGGCAGGATACGGCTCGCCTCGACAACACCCCCGGCGAACGGCAGTTTTTGCGCGAGTGTTGCAGCAATGCCACCACGGGCAGCGACATTGGCGGCGATACCTGGGCGCGCCTTGCTTGCCGCCTTCAGGTCAGCCTCAACAATGAGTTGCGCCTGTTCACCGGGGTCAGTGATGCCGCGCTTCTCCAATTCAGCGACCATCTTGGCGCGATTGGCTGCACGAAGCTCAGTGAGTTGTTTCTTCCCGTCGAGCGCGGCTTGTTTCGACTGCGACCGGAGCTTTTCATAATCAGCCTCCGAGAACACATCATGCGAACGACCATATTCGTCGGTAGTCACAGACGTTGCTTTAGCCTTCCAGTTGAGGGGATTGTTTGCGTCGCTTTCGTGTCCGGCAATCTCACTGAGAAGCCTCATCTCTTCACCGTTGAGAGAAGGATTGCTGTTGCCGTTGTCATCGCCCAAAGCCACTTTTTGAAGCGCCTCCAAGGTCTCGTCCTTCTTTTTGAGATTGTCAGCGTTGTCACGAAATGACTCCACGCCAGACTTTGCGGCTCCTGCGGCGTGAAAGATGGAGTTGAGGGTATCCGCATCAATGGTGCCTGCCGCGTAGTCATCGAGACTGTCGGCGAGCGTGCTCTTGTCCTCGTCGAACTGCGCATCAAAGTCCTGCATGGACTTTTCGATGGCCTTCTCGCGTAATTGCGCCCCAACCTCCGGCGTGATCTTACCGGTGCGGACTTGCGCCTCGACCTGCTCGCTTGCTGCGCGGGCGGCGTCTGCACGCTGCTTGGATCGGTCACTGAGAACGCCAATCGCTTTCTCTGCATCAGCCTTCTTGGCTGCACGCACTTCCTCAGTTGCCTTGGCCGGGTCTTTGGCTGGAAGGTAGCCCGTAGCGCTTGGGGCATCCACCCCCTTGCCCTGCATTGCTTCTGCCTCCTGGATGCGCTGGCGACGAATCTCAATGGCCCGTTGAGCGCCTGCGGCCGCTTCGCTCTCATTGGCAATAGCGACCTGCTCGGCTTTGCGCTGGGCGATGAGTTCATGCCTGCGCTGCGTGAGTGGTCCAATCTGCGCGGCAGTTCCGCCCTGAATGAGGCGTTGCTCGATGTTTTGCGATTCCGCGTCAATCTCGGCCAATTTATTGTGTCGATCTTGGATGCGCTGCGTGAGTTCACCGATACGCGCTTGCTCACGCTCCATCAGCCCTGACGCTGCCACACGTTGCATGTCGGCAATCTTGGGATCTGCGCTTTGTGGCGACTGTGAGGCAAGTTGAGCGTCCGCTTCTTCGGGAGAGAGACCGGCCTTGATGGCCTTTGCGCGTGCAAGTGCCACCTCGGCAGGCTTGCGAGCCGCACGGGCAGCGTCGTCCTGTGTGATTGTTGCCTGTACTCTGTCCAACTCGGCAAAGGTTTCAGGATGGGCTTTGCGATATTCGGCAAGGTCGGCATCCGAGACCTCTTGGTTCTGGAGCGCCTGAATTTTGGCGGTTGCCTCCTTGGCTGCGTCTGTCGGCTCTGCCCCGAATCCAAGGAATCCGCCCTGTGTTTGGGAGGCGATGGGTTCCAAACTGGTCTGCATACCGCCAATTGCGGCACGCTTGGCTTCATCAGACTTCTTCTTGGCCGTCTCTTCCGCGTCTCGACGTTGCGAGTCCGTGAGAGTCTTGGGCGCAGTCGCTTCCGCAAGAGATGCTTGCGCAACATCGCGCTCGTTCTGTTCATCGCGAGCTTTCACGCGCTCGGCTTCGGCGGCATCAAACTCGCTTTGGCGGTCCTTCGCCATCTTGTCAGCTTGAGCAACTGCGCGATCATGGTTCTCGCGTTCGAGGTTCCATGCTGCATCCCGGTTGTGATCTGCTGCCAAAGCTTCGCTTCCCCCGTAATAGAGAGGATTCACGCCTTGAGCCGCCATATTCGTGGCGCTCATTGGGTCAGACTTGCTTGGAGGCGGACCAAAAGGTAGGCTTGGGGCAGGCGTTCCGGTAGGGCGAGAAGAGACGTTCGGGATTCCAAAAGGCAGAGCCATAGGAGGTATGTGGTAGGGGAGTTGGGGGATTAACGGGTAATTTTGGGCACGCCGTAACTTGGCGGGAGAGGTCCGGGGCGGGCAGCAGGCTGAACCTTGGCAATTTGCGCTACACGCAGAGATGGCGGAAGCCCGGCAATCGCAGAGTCCACGGCTTGCCCTGTCACAGTAGGCGCGGCAGGCTTGATACTCATCATGCCTGCATGTGCAGCAGCGGCAGAGGCTCCGGGTGTATCGTCCACAGGGGCGGGAGTGCGCGCAATTCCTGGCGCATTGTCATCGGGTCGGCGGAATGCTGGAGGCAAAGCGCCAGAGAAAATGGCAGCAGACCTTGCGATGTCTGCCGAACGTCGCCCTTCCATACCGGGCGCAGCATCAGCAATGCTCTGTTGGATATTGCCAGAGACACCCGCGCCGATAGCGTCGCCCCCATTCTCCATGTACTGAATGGAGTTAGCGCGGCCTTTGGCATCGACCTGTTGGCCTTTTTTTGCCATCATAATCGGCATATCAACCTCGCCCTTCTCATCGAAGATACGACCGGGAGCGCGAGGCTTGCTTGCGTCGATCTGTTGAGCAAATCCCGAGCCGTACTGATTCTGCATCGCCATGGTTCCGCCTCCCATGTCGGTGATGCCATCCTTGCCAAGAACGGCAGACTTGGCGGCTTGCGCCCGCTTGGCAACACCTACCGGGTCAGCAGCTTGGGCGGCTTGCGCATACTTCACAGCATCCGCGCCAGCCTGTGAGGCTGCGGCGGTTTGTGCCTGCATTGCTTCCGCACGGGCTGGCGCGCTTGGTGATTGCCCAAACTTCACGGTTTTGCCATCCATGCCAGTCATGGACGTGGTAGGTGATTGCGCGAAGGGCAGGGCCGAAGAATTGGGCTTCAGGTCCGCACCACTTGCTCGACTGGCGTAATCGGCCTTGGTCGCATCATCCATTGAGGCGAACTCTTGGCGCAGGAGTTCTCTGGCTTGCTCAGGCGTTTTGCCGTGGAATCGACCGCCGAGAATCTTCCCTCCGCGCATAGATTTGTTCACCCCTCGCGAACCGGCGATTTGCTCGCTGTAAAAGCGGCTGAATGCTGAAGACCCATCGTTGGCGGCTTCCGGTTGCGCGGCTTCCGGTTGCGCGGCTTCCGGTTGTGCTGGCGTGACATCAGGTTGAGCCGTTGCCTGTTTGTCAGCGGCGTTTTGCATCAAACCCTGGAGCGTTTTAAGTAGGATGGCGGACATGATCGTGTTCGGAAGAGTAGCGCGAGACTCGCCAAGTGCATCCGTAATTGATAGAAATGGATAGCGGGCGCATGGATGCAACGCCCGCTATCCGGTGGAGGGATGGTTTACGGGACGGCGGTCACTGAAACGGAACTGGTACCGACCATGCCATTGCACTCGGCCATTGCGTGAATGGCGGAAGTGGTAGCAACATCGAGCACAAGAACGGCTGTGCCATTGGCGTCAGATGCCACGGTGGCAAGAGCGTCGTCAGTGTCCTCTTTCAGGATCGTGCCGGTGGTCGCCGTGAGGGTGCCGAGGTCCGCAGGAGCAGCGTGCGCCGTAGCGGCAAGCCACACCTTGAAGAGCACACGCTTTGCCAGCGCGTTGCCCTGGGCGTCAACGGCCTGCAAGGTGATGTAGGCGTTACCGTTGGGCGTGGCGTGGTTGGCGACGGTGACAGATGGAGCGGTGAGCGTGGTTTGCTCGGAGATCACCACCCACGACCCGTCACGGCCTTGCAGCGTGACCGACTGGCCCGGCCCGCTCAGGGTCAGTGTTGCAGCGCTGTTGATGGTTTCGCCTGCCGATGATTGAATCGTGATGGCGTTGGCGCTGCTATCGACCTTCTTCAGGCAGATGACGCGGCCTTCTTCAGCTTGCCGAAGCCAAAGCACGGCGGCTGCGGAGGTTGCATCAACCAGAATCGTGTGGTCGTCGGTTTCTTGATGGACTGCCGCCTCAGTGGAGAAGCGGATATTAGCTTTGTAGGCAATGCCTTTGGTTCCGTCTGTGATGTTCATGGGGTGCTATGGGTGTTTGGTTTCTTATCAGGAAAGGATGGGAATGGATATTGGAAACTAAGCCAAACCGCAGATTTTGAGAATGGCGACAGGATGGACAAAGCCCTTCGTGTGAAGGTCTCCCGGTCCAGCGATGGGCCGGATTTTGTGTGTGATCCAATCGCCCTCGCGCTGACTGCCGGTGCCGTTGCCGCCCGTATTGGCTTCGATGGTGTCCATGTTCGGCGAGTGCGGCAGCGTGCAAATACCGGCATGGCCGTTGTTCGAGCTGCCGTGTTGAGCCAGCCAGATAGCACCTGCTACCGGGGCGGATGACAACAGGTTGAGGCGCGCAAATGCTGCTGCGGAGGTCATGCAGTGAGGAGACATGACCGCCCTGAATTTGGCAATCTGCGCAGGCGTGGCGCCGAATTGCTCAAGCCCCTTGGCAACCATCGCCTCGGCAAATGCCGCGCAGTATGCCCATCCCGGCTCCCAAGGCGACTGGCGCATTCCGGCGATGAGTTCGGCGACGATGGCGGTATCCGGCCCTTTGGTGGCAGGGTTGTCCCAATTCTGGTTTGGCCTGACTTCCTGCAAACCGCAGAAGCGTTTGGCTTCAGCAATGATGCACGCGGCCAGTTTCTCGGCGGGTGATTGATTCAGGCCGGTCTGTGATGCCGGGATGACTGTGGTTGGTTGCTGGGGCAGCAGTCGGTTCAGTGCTCCGAGTGTGTCGCGACCTGGATCGCCATCCGGTTCAAGTTTGTTACGGCGCTGAAATTCTTTGACGAAGTCGATGGGTGTCATGAGCGGAAGATGGCTAGAGGTATCATTATGACCAAAAATAGGATGAACGATGCCATGCCCATGGCGAGAGCGGCATCAGACAGGAGCGCGGCGAGCATGGTCATGGTGGGTATTGTTTCAGGGTTTGAGCGACTCGCGCACCCGGCGCTGGTACTCGGCGTCAGAGTGCCACACCTCGTCACTCTGCGACCGGTACAGCCCTTGTGACGTTTGCACCACCGTCCCTGCCGCGATATGCAGGAACGGCGGGGCATAGAGCGTCATGGAGTCGGCGACGGTAGGCGAGGTTGATACGCAACTCGTCAGCGAGACGACTAGCAGTAGGAGTATTGGCGGCTTCATGGGCGATGATCTCTTTCACGAGGCTCTCGCTCTCTCTTGTCACCTGCCACGCCAGCCACAAGGGGAAGGCACGCAGGGCGGCAGTGAGAGCGGCGAGGAACGTCATTTGATGTGGAGACCGAGGTGCTTCACAAAGTTGACCACTTTTTCGAGGACAGTGTCATCCTTTGGCGTTGGCGTCAGCTTGACGACGACACGGGCGAAGATGACAAATCCGGCGGCACCGGAGCAAATTTCCGACCAGTGGCCGGTGACGTAGTTGATAGCTTGCATGGGGATCTAGTGTGTTTGTTGTTCGGGTTCGTTTTCTGTGCAGGGGGGAGGGTTTGCCGCCGTGGCGGAGGAGTCAGGTTTTAGGCTGGCGATACCGACACGGTCTTTGATGCGGTCAATCTGCCGCTCGGCGGCAGAGAGTTGATTTGCTTGGCGCTCAAACTGCTTGGCGTGCTCTTCGAGTCGTCTCTCATGCGCTTGGAGCATGGTCATAATGCTGCCTTTGATTTCCCCAAGGCTGATGACATTGGAGCCAATGGTGCCAAGACCGGTGATGACACCGATGACAGTCAATACCCATTTGAGAGCTTTGTCAGACATAGAGCGGTTGAATTAAAGTCCGAGGAGAGGAGCAAGGCGGGCGAGGGAATCGAAGATGATTTGGACTTCGGCAGCGATGGCCGGGGAAGTTGCGGCAGTTGCGAAGACGTCGGCGTAGCCTTTATTGATCGCGACACCGATTGGGATTGTGGTGGAACCGTCGCGGATGAAGCGCTGACCGATGATATTAGCAGTGGTTTTGTTTCCCGCTGAACCTAGTTGAGTGTTGAGGATCAGGTTGACCGTGGTTTCGGTTGCGGTGACGCTGCCGACTGTGATTGGCTGTGATGTAAGAATCATAGGAGTTTTAGATTAAGTTACCACCAAGTAGTGTTACCGGTTGGAAGAGTGACGTTTGCACCTGCGGCCTGAGAGGAAAGATTTGTGGTAGACGCCGCCGCAAGGTTGCCAGAACCACCCGTGACGTTGCCAATACGCAATGTCCCATTTTGGTTAGCAATGGTTCCAGTATAGTTGTTGTTGGTTACTGTGCCTGAACTGTGATTAGTCGTAACAGTCCCAGAATTTTCATAGACTTGCCCGTAGTTGGTTGTTACCGTTCCTGAACCGCTGTTAAACGAAATCGAACCATGATTCGCCGTCACTCCTCCAGCGTTGTTATCAAGCTGCCCTGTGTTACCAATATCTACGATTGTTCCATTATTAGTGCCGATTACGTTATTTAGGTTTGTAATCGTGCCATTATTGATAATACCGGAATCACTTGCCACCAAAGAAAACACAGTATAACCGGATGGGATGCTTGCGATCTCGTATTCATTAGTCGTCGATCCACCTGATTGGCGATTACTAATACCTCCATAGTTATACGTAACAACGCCGTAGTTATCCCCAACGGTTCCACCGACTGCATTTGTCACGATAGTCCCAACATTTGATGAAATGGTGCCGTAGTTATCCGTGACGGCACCGCTTACACTCGCAACAGTCTTACCTGAGTCATTGAGCGTGAGCGTTCCTTCTACAGTTAGACTTGAATAAATGAAGTTGCTAGTCGAGCAAGTCTGGCCTGCCTCGATAATACAGTTGTCTGAGCCAGACGGGGGTATACCATTTGTCCCTGTTCCACCGATGCCATCCCACCAGTTATTAGCATTATTTGGATCTTGATCAGCCGTATTGGAGAAGTAGAGGGGCATTATGTGAACTCCAGGTTAGAGGTTAACAGCCATGCGCTTCCGGTGTAATAGACCTTCAAGCGACGAACGCTGCCGGAAGCAACTACGCCAGAGAAGGTGTATCCTGTGGGAACTGTGATGGAACCTAAAGTGATCGTGCGTGCGCTCCCTCCAGTGGCAGTCAATGCGAGTGACAACTCCATTCCGGCGACAGGATTTGCTGGAGCGGCAACAGTGATGTTTCCAGTCATGTTGACCTTTTGACGAAGACCGTTCGCCGTATCGACTGTGAGTGTGCCTGTACCAATGTCAGTGTTGGCGTAAACGGTGCTCGCGTAAATATTGTCAAAGTAGGCTTTCAACGTCGCCTTGATGTTTGCCCAAGTCACCTTTTTCAAGACGTTGGACGCAGCGGAGTCGATCAACCCAACGGTGTCGGCATCGACCGGCGTTGTCTTGGCCGTTGCTCCATGAATGCTCGAACCAACATTGCCCGCATCAGTAACATCCGCACTTGCCTCGATGCCGGCGAGCTTGTCATACATTGCCTTGGTCATCACGCCCGCATTGGTCGTGTCTGCGGCTGGAATAGTCGCATCCGTTCCTGTGTCTGAGGTGACAACAACCTGCGTTGCCGAAAGGGTTCTGCCGAGGTTGGTCTCTCCGCCGCCTCCGCCAGATGAGGGTTTTGTGTGAATTTCGAGTCCCATAATGGTATTAGCCGAGTTGGACGTTGACGGAGACAGTTACACCTGTGTCGCAGATGCCGAAGATACCTTGGGAGATGAGCGGCCAGAGCACGTCATCAGGGGTGAAAACGAGTCGTTCGCCCGCAGCAATCCAGAGCGCAGCCTCGCCGAAGGAGAATTTATGAAGACCGACACTGAGCGCGAGCTTGTCAGTGCCCGTGTCTGTCCGGCCAAGGATCACGAAGTTACGCGACTGGCCGACCGGCAAGGCGGGCACAATTTCAACGACACCGGCCAGGGTGCCATCATCGACGGAGATGGTAGAGAGTAAGGACATAATCAGGAGAGGAGTTTAGGCGGCAGGGAATTGTTGATTTTGATGGCGAAAGACAGAGTGAAGCCCACCTTTTCGACTTGGACGCTGCGCTTCGTGGATGCGGCAATAACCGTGGTGCTGGTCTTGGGTTGTCCAACCTGCGTCACAATGCTGACTTGCTCCGGCTGAACCCGCTTGCTGGTGGTCGTTTTCTTCGGCGTAATGGTTACCGCTGAGTCTTGACCGCCCTGTTTTTGTGACGATGAAGTAGCCATTATAGTGTTTCCTCCGTTGTGGTTGTGACGTTTCGGCCATTGTATTGCATATGCAGTTCATTGACCAATATGCTGCCACCTCCGGGTTGATTGAATACGGTCGTATCAACCTCATTGACTTGCGTTTCCTCCGTGGTCACGGCGTGTTGCTTCGTCGTGCTGGTGCTGGAGTCGGTTCCCTGCGTCTGCGTCTGCGTCGTCTCTGGTTCAATCGACTGCGACTCTGCGGCATTGATGGCCGGGGCGGTGTCGTCGATCACTTGGATACTGAACTGCACCGACTCGGGCGGGTCGGTATCAATCGGCACCGACTGCGCCGCCACATGAGCGCGAGCGCGTTGAACCGCGAGAATTGTCTCAGCAATGTAGTGGTCGAGCTTGGAGAGTGGGACAAGCATAGAATCAGTATCCGGGGCGGGTGTGAACTCGGTTAGGGAATCCAGACGGGTTGTGATTGGATCGTGCCTCCATGGCGCGGCGGGAATCGTCAGCCTTGGCGCGCACATCAGCCTTATTGACGGTCTCCTTCCAGAGTGGGCAGGTAATCAGGTAGGCAGCACAGATGTTGGCGAGGTGTCCTTCCTCAAGCTCTTGGATGGGCAAAGCTCGCGGCGTGATGTGCAAATCTGTCAGGGTCACACTGGCCGGGAACTGCTTCATTGGCACGCTTAGAATCCCACGCCCGGTAGGCAGCGGATGAAGCCGGAGAAGCCACGACGTAGCCAGCGCATCACTCCCGCCAAACGGATCGACCCACCAATAAGCAGGTTGGCCCGTGTGGACGGAAGCGTTTGCAGTCCATGACCGTGCATCATCAACGTGAATTAGGTGGTGTCTTTGGGATGAGGTCGATGGAGTGAAATAGGGAATCCCGGCCAATTGGTCAGCCCGGTGTCCAATGGGTATGCCATCGCTGTAAAGCATGGCGGACACGGAACCAGAAGCGCCCATGTAATGCTCGATCATCTCCGTACTGGAGAGCAACCGATTCAGCTTGGTGTCTCCGGCCAGGATGACGCCCCGGCCCGGCAGGTCAGAAGCGGAAGCATAAGCGCCAAATGGGAAAAATGTTCCAATGACAATCGCCTTTGAGGCATCAGTGACGGTGACAGAGATAGCTTTCGGTTCTTCGATGACAAAGGTGGCATCACGCACGGTCCGGTGAACTGGCAGGATGCGGGAGAAAGCATCAAG